TCGTCTCCGTCTCAGAAGGCTTGACAACAACTTGATTTGTATTATCCATAGGACTACTATCCGTGTACGCGATCATAAGTTCCGTAGCGGAAGCATCGTAACACACGGCGACGTTTGAGCTTCCTACGGGTCGGTTGTATATATGCCCTAAATCAAATGTTGCGAGATCCGTGTTATTGGTTCCAATCTCGATGAGACCATCCTTAAATTGAGAGTTGGTAACGTGAATATTAGCGACAGTTCCTATGGATGTGACATTACCAGTCACATAGAGATTACCGTTTACGTTTAAATCACCTTCTGCGCTACTACTCGCAGCTGAAATACCAGTGAGACTCATGGGAACTTGTGTTCTAAATAATTGTTTGGTACTTTGATTATACGCTACGAACGTATTAGTCGTCGCATCCGTACCATCACCTGCAAATACTGTTGAAATTTCGAGAGGCGTGAGGTAAAAACCACCAGCTTTTGTTGCGTCGATTTTATCATTACTCGCGTTGATGACGACGGAGTTATCGTGCTGATCTTCCCTACAATTCTTACCGAAGCGAAGCTCTGTGGCAGCACCGACGGTACTCAAGTTCTTCGGCATTTAATATTACTCCTGATTTTAATTTGCGTACATGAGTCCCGCACAGCCATTATTCACTCTGAGTATGTTATAATTTACTGCGTATATAGGATCAATCAAAGGTCTAGATTCGCTATGTATTTTAACACTATCGAGTCGACTGAAGTTTAAACTACCCGTAGGCTGTAGGGAACTTGTATTTAGACAGAAACAATGTACGAAACAATCTGGGGATGTCACGAAATTTGTATGATAATAGCTCTGCACGTCTACAAAATGTGGTTTCGCCCATTTATAAATACCTATATCCGTTCCGTTAATACTAATTTTAATTTTATTATCTATGGAAGTTAGAGTACTTTCCATATTTGTATTTGAACATGCGATATATTTTACTGGATGGTTAAAAATAAGTTCTTGGGTTAATTCGCTAGAAGCTATATTTTTTTGAACTTGTGTTATCAAAATATCGTGAGTACGAGAAGCCATTATTCCACGCTCTTCGTTATCCAAATAATAATAATTTGAATACGCTTCTACGTTATAGTTTCCCGCATTTGGACCCCAATAAATCCGTAATTCAACGTGATGATATTGTAAAGATACGAGAGGGATCGCGGATTGAGGCCCTTCGCAAAAGAAAAACCGCAAAGGGTAAAAATAAGACCGAGAAGATGCACCTGGGTGTACACCGTTAGAACTCTTACTCACATTCTGTGCGTTCATATCAATAGCAATTTTTTCGGTATAATTGTGATCTTGAATATCAATAACTTGACCTCCAATTAATAATTCTACCTTATTCACGACTTCACCCCAGTCTTGTAAATCCACAGCCTGGGTACCGTCGTCTATGGTAAAATATGTGTATCCTAAGAGGTCGCCAGTTCGGTCGAACCGAATAGACGACATGGAATTACCATTCACAGATCCTTGTATCGTTTGTTTTTCGATAGACTGTGAAAAGTTAGAATGCCTTTTAAAGGTGGACGTAAAAAACGATATCTCAGGTTCACCCATGATGTGTTCATCTTGGGCACCTAGAGCTATTAATTGTACGATTCCAGAAGACATACTTATTATTATAAAGTATTTTTAAATTAACGAGTATGCGACGCTCTGGAATCTAACATCCTAAATTTTTATTTTTACAAACAAATTTGAAAACGAAAACCGAAGCCGACACATCAGCTGAATCTCCATTTTGTTTATCCAAATTAAAAGTTAAACGACTCAACTTTCGAATAGGATTATGATAATATTGGCTTATGGGATATTCATTTTTGAATGAAATTACTTTAGTTCCACCTGAAAGTCCAGTGAGAGAAACATGAGGTCCGACCACGGTTCCGAAAACTCCATTTAAGTGATTGTCGTCAGCTAAATTTTGATTCCATTGTGTTTCCGTTCTCGCACGCTGTGAAAAGAAGGTTCGAAGTTCCTCAATACCTATATGAATAGCTGTCTGTGTTTGAGCAGAGGAAGTAAACACGGCCGAAACTAATTGAGCCTGGATGACATTATCCAAAGGTGTAGGTAAATGTACCACAAAATCGGGGCCAGTACTATCAACTACGACGGTGTGAATTTCATGATTAATATCTGAAAGAATTGGCTGAGCTGCCATTTATATTAACTCAGATTAAAGTCTAGGCAAGTCCGATGCCGTCGACGATCTTGTAGTTGGCGTGGTCGCTCACTAACTTACCACCACCGCACACACCACCAGTGCTGGTAGAGTAAACGCTGTTGCCGAGGCACTCCTCAGTAGATGGGAGGTTATGAATGGATTCCTCAGAAACGGGGGTGACCGTGACTGGGCTGGGCTGGAACATGCTGGTCTTAGGAGGGTAGAAAAAGGACAGGACCAGTAAAAGTGCGAGAACTATGAGGATGGTTCGTATGGTTCGGCGGTTAACGCTGTTAAATTTCATTTATAGTCTACTGATATTTTTTTATAAAGTGCGTTAAAGAGAAAAGATTAGTTTCAATATAGAGAGTAATGGACGGTGAAATCACTCTCGATCGAGGAGGTTCTATCATGAAACTCGACGACAGTGAACAGGCTGTACTTGACGAAATTCAATTAGATTTTCCCAAGCCTCAAGTTATGCATCGGCCTGGAAACGCTTCGCAGATTCATAAAGCACCACCCCGTAAACATGTGGCTTTTCAGGAAGATATGGATACGTTCGCTAATCCGATGAAACAAAATGATCCACCCCCACCGAAAATGGATGAACCCATAGATTACGGGGAATACGATGGTGGAGAGCAACAAGAGTCGTACGATTATAGTGGTCCCATGGATGAGCAGGAAGAAAAGCCATCTCCCGGATATAAGACGGTCGATGAGGAAAAGGCTGATCTCGTGAATAAGCTCGGACGTCTGGAAAAGCGTGGTTTTACCATTAATAAGCGATTAAACGTTTATTCGCCCGTAGATGAACTCAGAACCGAGGTTAAGCGTATTACGTACAGCATAGATGTAGATAAATCTATCAAATTTTCTAGACGAATGCTCATCGCGTGTGTAACTGGTCTCGAGTTTATGAATAAACGCTACAATCCATTCGAGCTTCAACTCGATGGCTGGAGTGAGAATCTCATGGAAAATCAAGATGATTACGATGAGGTTTTCGAGGAACTATACGTGAAATACCGAACGAAGATGCACGTCGCCCCAGAGGTGAAACTGATAATGATGCTCGGAGGTTCGGCGATGATGTTCCACCTCACAAATTCTATGTTCAAAAGTGTTATGCCTAATGTAAATGATGTTATGAAGCAAAACCCTGGGTTGGTCGGCAACATGATGAGCGCAGTGCAAAACACTATGACGAACCAGTCACCCGCATCTTCACCATCAGGAGATCGTCATGAAATGAAGGGTCCCGGACTCGACATTTCGAGCCTAATGGGAAATATCATGATGCCACCCGCGCAAGCCATGAACACCACGAACCTGATACCACGACCTCCAGTAGATTTGGAAGAGGATGACGATATATCTGATATCGTTTCTGCGAAAGATCCAGAAGAGACTGAAGATGGGGATGTCAAGGAGGTAAAGGTCGGTCCAGCAAAAACCACAAAGGGTAGACCTCGTAAGAAGAAGGTTGAAATAAATTTATAAATATACTATAAATGATAGGCTATTGTCCGATCGACTTTGATGAGCCGTTCGGACCTCCACAGCCTCCACCTATTAAACAGGAGGTTGTCGTGAAGCAAAAAGCTCAGCCCGTAGTCGATGAAACAACAGAGTGCAACTATGTCGTCATGTTTTTCATCGTCGGGGTTATCGCGTTAGCCGCGATGGATTCCATTAAGAAGTAAACTTGTTTTACCCATTTTAGTCATATGCCTAAAATGTGCGAAACAATCACGAATTTTCCAAATCCGAAACGCGTTCCAGTAGGGCATGGTACGCTTGTTCCATGACTAATATTCGTTCTTGTAAATTTGTTGTTTTTAATTTTTCGCGATCTACGTCAGTTTGGAGGGTTGCCACCTTCTCCTTTTCTATTGTGAGATCTGTTTGGAGGGTTGCCACCTTCTCTTTTTCTATCGTGAGATATGATTGGAGGGTTGCCACCTTCTCCTTTTCTACGGCGACGTCTGATTGGAGGGTTGTGAGATCTGATTGGAGGGTTACCCCCTTCTCCTTTTCTATGGTGAGATCTGATTGGAGGGTTACCACCTTAGCGAGTTCTGGTTGATGACGGTTATGTAAATCTTTTATACCTTGGAGACATACACCTATAAAAGTGTTATAATTTAATGAATAAACATCTTCAGATGATGGATTAGGATCTTTCACGGTAAATTCTAGGTAAGGTATTTTCTTTATATCTTGAGCTATTAAACCTATTTCCCAATTCCAATCTTTATTTTCGGTACCTACGTCTCCGGTATAATTTTCTGTATATTTTTTTTGAGATTTTTTATATTTATAAGGATTTAATTGATTTATCAACTCCAAACAATCGGGTATTTCTTCTTCAAAATGTTTAAGACGATCGTCACTGGGATATTGAACCGATCCTGATCCTACCCACAAATTACCCACTTTAAAACCGGCATAACGAATTTCACTATTAGTGCCCGTCTTGCTGCTCCCCCCACTACCGTCATAATAGGCAAATACTGATTCTGGTTGCGCGGTACCTAAAGTGCCGCTATCATCCAACATTATTGTTTCTGTTAGTAGATAAAGCCACCCATCATTTCCAGGTGCGAGCGTGTAATGACTACCATCATCTGGGACCCATCTGCCTTCGTTACCAGTTTCACCTGTTATATCCGGGTTGTTTGCTAAGGGTACGCTATTGTTTCTAGCCGCCACAAGCATCAATCCTGCATTTACCCTAGCATTACAAGTTCCGGTACGTATACACATTAATTGTCGTAATTCATTATCTCCATTCGCGTGTCCCCACCCACCGTTAACGGACGCGGGAGGTCCAATATGCCCATCCCCATAAGAGCCTGTGGCAGAGTCTCCAAATCCACTGTTATTAATATAGTTATAACTACCATTATTGGTTATGGTTACGCAGGTATGTTCATTGTATTTTTCGTAAGGACTGGCTGCGTTTATGTGTTGAAGTTGGAATTCAATTTTAGGTGCTTTTAAACGTATTCTACTACCTAACCATTGATTTCTAGTCCAGTGCCCCCTCCTTTTTTGGGGCCACCCAGTAGATACGGGATCCCCACCGTGAAATTTACTTATAAATAGTTCATGATCAAATATACCATATTGAGTAGTATACCCTTGTTCGTACAGTGCACCTTGTTGTCCTAACCATCTTGTCTCTACAGTTGAAGATTGTTCGGTATTAGCTTCACCCAGTCTTCCACCAAAGTGAAGTTTAGCTGGTGCTAATGAATTCGTAGTTGAACCTATAGTTAAATCCATACACTTTACAGTACCTTCAAATAAACTATTACCCGATACAACCTGTGTAAGAGGGAATCTATAAATGAAAATAATACCTCTCCCCTTTCCATTATTAGGTTGTATAGTTGCGGAGGTGGCTGTCGGCGAGTCGTTGCTATTTCGAGAACCGAAACATTCCGGGTATGCGGGCATACTAACGGCGCAAATTTTTCCACTTTTAGCAGCGGTTCTCCATCCCGACATGTACCCCCTAGGAACCGGATCACCATAAGAACCCTCAGTTTGTCTAACTATCGGTGAAGAAAGCGTCCCTCCGTAAATGTCAGCGTCTGTGTTATGTGTAACTATTATCGGTGAACTCATAAAATATGTTTTTCCCGAAAAATCGTGAACTTTTAGAAATTGGAGATGATCGAAACAACTTCCGAATATACGCGATCCATCCTCGGTTAAAGATGTACCCATACCATAAAGACTATTTGTGTGATCATGAACAAATTCGTATCCTTTTCCGTCGGCATCTTGATCTTTTAACGGGTCTTCGTAATTACCCGTAATTTGGTTAAATGAATACGTATATATATTACCTTGCATAGCTCGATCGTAATATTGATGACCCGCTTCCGTTGGTGCCGATACAGTTAAACGTGATCCATCCGCCGACATTTGAACTGTTTGTCCAAACCCTGGTAAGGAATCTCCATTTCGATTCGTTCTCCAGTAATGTAAACCCGTGGATCTTAATGATATTTCATAAGAACTACGCGGGTTGCCGCTGCGGTCGACAGTTGGGACTATAGCATTATCAAATCCTTTAAGGACTGTTCCAACTTGAGTCACACCCGAAGACCAACTTCCCCCATCGGGACATCTTAACATTCGGACGTTTCCGGTTTGAAAATTTGGATAGAACCAATTATCTCGGTCCGTTGTGCTACTGACACCATCTAAAAAGGGGCATGAATCTTCGGGTACCGTTTCCGACTGGTTGTCTGTGCCATATTCTGCCACACCCGTTCCAAGAGTGGTCATTCCATCATTCCATAATTTTCTACATGAAAATGGATGACCGCCGGATGCTCCAGTATTATGAGCTAATCTTGAACTTCCACACGACCAGCCCCCACCTGTATTTCTACCCGAACTCGATTGTGTTATTGGATTTGATGTAGATCCTCCGGGAGCACCCTGCATATTCATATTTCCAGTTCCAGATCCAGTTCCACCGGTGTAATGTGGACCTGTAGAAGATATAGCATGTTCACCAACCGTGTGGTTTACGGGTCCGGGTGTTGTTGTCCCCATTGCACCACTTGCTCTAAGTTGTACTACTGCCGTACCTGGAGCCCCGACGGCTATATGTTCCCCAAATCCAGACATATCTACGGAATATCCATACCCATTAAATTTTGGGTATAATGTTTGTCGTGTTCCCACACAATCTAAAGGAACATCGTTTACTATAGCACTATCTGTACCTACATTTGAATATGTTTCTGTCCATGTCGATGTTATTGTAGAATACTCGTATACGTATATGGTGTTTACGTTGGGTGCACCGACTACAAATCGATCCGCTTTATCACCAGCTATAGATACCGAAAATCCAAATGAAGTCACACCAGCCCCCGCAGATATGCTGCGAGTTATACTGAAATTTCCAGTATTAACGTTATAATCTACCACATGCACCGCCCCGGCTCCAGAATTTGTTCTTGGTGCACCTACTATAACTCGTTGACCGTCATAATCCATGGATACACATTCACCAAACCCTCCACCAGGATCGGGTCCGTTGATATAGTTTCCAATTAAATTCCAAGCCCCAACAGCGGGAGTACCCGAATATAACCAATCATATACCGCTATATAGCCTCTACCATTATCATATTCGGGACCACCACCAACAATTCTATGATCTTCAAAATCGACATCAATACTTCTTCCAAAATGAGATGTATCGTCACGACCCGTTATTACACCATAATATTGATCTCCGGGTGTAAATTGGTTCGAGGAGCCATTGTAAATACGTGGTACATTCGCTTTTATAGATTGTTGATAATATCCTGGGGCGAAGGTGTCTTGTGAAATCTGTGTTGTAGCTACAACCTGTGCAGCTGTTATATTTGACATCGACACTTACTAAGAGAATATATATTTTATGATCAACTTTTTCTCGGCCTTTCAGCTACGACATTAATATTTTTAATATCTACGAAATTTGCTCGTAACATATAAACATCTATCTGATCTACAACTTTAAGATTTCTTGCTATATGAACATTTCCAGCTACGAATAGTTTATCCGCTCCTGTGTCACTTATGGAAACGTTGGATCCAATCTGTAAAGTCTGATTGGTTAAAGCGGCAGTATTACCTATACCCACGGGACCACCCGTGTAATATAACTTAGCAACGTCTTGACTCCATAAAGAACCACCACCCGGCGACTGCCAAGATGGAAAACCACCAACTACCGTTAACACCTTTCCAGATGAACCTATGGAGAGATTTGAAAGTGAATTCGTACCCGCACCATAAAGAAGATCACCCGATTGTATGGTTCCTAATGTACTTGAACTTGTCATAAGAGCATTTGATTCTAATGATACTATTCGACCTACATTGCTCGAAAGATCGGTTGTTATATCCGTGATTAAATTCGTTTGCACACCGTTCGCCATTTCCAAATCGTATATACGAGTGACATTGTCATCTAAATCAGTTTTAAGTGCCACACCAGTTAATTCTAAACCACTTCCTATAAATTTAGATGCCGTCACATTACCAGTCACCAACACATTTCCACTCGTTGTTAGAGATGTTACGGTATTCAAAAAACTTATACTTTGATTAGTTGTTGGACCGTTAGTCGTAACCTGTTCTAAATTACCAACCTGTCCCGAACCTCCTGATACAGCCTGCCAATCAACTTCACCCGGCCCTATTATAGTAAGAACATGCCCCGTTGTTTGTCCTATAGATACATTCGCGGCTTCTATATTCGAATCTGCGTAGATCATATCACCGTGTGCCGCGAGGATAGAACTCAAATCAGCTCCACCACCACCGGTGTATTTCTGAGTAGATCGTCCGGTAGAACAACCACCCATTCTTATATTTGTATGAGACATTTTCCGGGGGGAAAATTCTCCACCTTTTCTTCTTTCTGGTTCGGAATTTTAAACCCACCTTGCCTGTATACTTTGAGTCGTTTGTTGTACATGGCAAAAAATACCGACCATTGATCTAAAATATCGTATATACGTGGATTATTCTTCTTACCGTCCGTTTCGCGCATGATACGACCTATAGACTGAACTATATCAGATTTGGGTGTTGCGAGAATGACCGTATCAAGACTGGGTATATCGAGTCCTTCGTGTGCCTGACTAAACGTCGCGAATATGATTTGTTTTTTACTGGATTCAGCTAAATCTGCCTCTTTCATCCCACCCATGTATAAACCCGAACGATCCTTAAATCTTTGGTGTAAATATTCACAATGAAATCGACGATCGCTTAAAACTAATACTTGTCGAGTACTCCGAGTCACGTCTCGAATCGTGGACATGATGAGTGCGTTTCTATCGGGCATTTCTGTGAGTTCTGTTATCATAGTCGCTAAAGAAAGTTTGCCATACCTGGTACAAGGTGGTGGATCTCTGAATCGTTGGCAAGTAAATTCTAAAGGAAATACGTCAACTTGGTGTTGATTCTCCCTTTCGACAGAAAAGAATGTAGGACCCATGAACCAGTGTAAAACTTTCGTGAGTCCGTCCTTTCTGTTTGGTGTAGCCGAAAGTCCGTATACATGTTTAGGACACAATTTAAATAGTGATTGTGAGAAAACTTTGGCACATATATGATGTGCTTCGTCGACGATGAGAGTTCCTATACTATCAAAATCTTCGAATGAATATTCTTTTAGAGAAAGAGATTGAAGCATGGCGATGACAAAATCACAGTGTACTTCTTTCTTATTTTGTTGAACTATACCTATGGTAGCTCCCGGACAAAATTGTTGTATACGTTCTTTCCATTGATTCGCTAAAAATTCCTTATGAACGACAATCATGGTTCGCAAACCCAGTTTACACGCTATGGCCAGGGATACGGTCGTCTTCCCGAAGCCGCAAGGCAATGAAAGAATTCCGTGACCAGCTTCGATAGCTTTTCTGAGCGCTTCATTTTGGTGTGTTTTGTCTCGTAATTTTCCTTTAAACGTGACATTTATCTTAGATGGTTCTGGCCTTGTATCTTTAGTTTCTTTTCCAAACTTTTCCTCTGCATAAAATCGCGGTACGCATAATCCAGATTTTGCTTTCCTAAACACCTTAAACGGTGGAGGTGCAACACCAAAATCTGCATTAACGATTGGGCGAACCGTGAGTTCTTTTTTAATTTCAGTGAGATCCGGAACTATATACCCAGTTCTCGTGAGACTCATTCATTTATTTCATTTTTTAACTTTATATACGATAACTTCCAAGTATATCCACTATAGTCTTCATATGTCCACTTACCCATAAATGAAACATCAATTTCAACATCGTCACCCTTTTTTAAACTTTGGACGGGAACTTCAAATCGACACATGACTCGATTATATCTAAATGGAACTTTAATCGTGAGTACATGACCTTCGAGTGGATCTTCTACATGTTTTGTTTCGAGGTTATGTTTATTATGAGAAAACAATACACGTTTCATGTCATGGTCGTTTAGAATAACACGTATATATTTTTTGTTATTATGTTCATACATGGGAGTAAATATTGATACTTGGAATTTCATTTATAATATAATAATTTTAAAACTTTATTTAGGTTTCCATTTAAGAAAACTTGGTACTAAAAGTAAAGCTCCGAGTAAAATTACAATGTCGATCATAAAAACTTTCTTTTTAATTTCTGGACACCAGTTCTTAAAATCTTTTATTTGTTTAGATTCTTGAGGTTTGGCCCAGTGATAAAACATGGCGAGATACGTGGGTCCCATGTTCCTCCTACAATCGTAGTGATGATCATAATACGCTAACATGATGTATGGGAAATACAAAAGTGCTAGTAATATCCATTTGTTATTTTTTGGAAGATACCAATACCCACCCGCCAATGCGAATGTAAACCATATACATTTCCAGTTTACGACGGGATTCGCGTTATAACATTCTTCTTTGTTCTCGGTATCCATATAACACACCTTGAGAAAAAAAATATAAGTTAGAGAGATAAAATTATTCGTATGTATTAAGATGGCACTATGCTTGGGAATAAATGTGCCGAGTACAACTTCCAGGAAAGTTAAAACATGGAAGTTTGCGAGTAAATTTCTATGGAAAAATGCCACTGTACAAAATAAATCGGAACTTGGGAGATGGGTGAAGCAAGAACTTCTCGATCTTGGACCAACATTTGTAAAATTAGGACAAATCGCTTCGACGAGAGCGGACCTGTATCCACCAGAGTTTACAAAAGAACTGGAATCCCTACAAGATGATGTTCCTCCCGTGGAAATTGACATAGATGTAAAATATGATATTTTTAAAGAATTTGACCCTGTACCATTTAAATCCGCGAGTATCGGCCAGGTCCATATGGCCGTACTCCAAAACGGTCAAAAAGTTGTTGTAAAAGTAAAACGTCCGGGAATTTTGAACATCATGAAAGAGGATACAGATACTATACGGGGTATAGTACAATTTTTAGAGCGTGTTGGTATCGATACGGGAAATAGTTCTGGTTCAGTTCTAGATGAGTCAATAGAATATCTCTTGGGAGAGGCGGATTACAAACAGGAGATTAACAATGCTATAAAATTTCGGAAAAGTATGAAAGATGTCGACTGGGTGAAAGTTCCAAGAATGTATAAAAAGTATTCAAACGATGAAATGATCGTCATGGAATATGTACCATCAACGAAACTGACTGAGATTATAGATAAAAGGGTGAACAAGAAGAAGATATGCGAAGCCCTCATAAATGCGTACGTCATCCAAACCATGGATAATGGCCTTTTCCACGCCGATCCACATCCTGGAAACTTGGGGTTTTCATCAAAGGGGCAGCTTGTATTTTATGATTTCGGTTTACTCGTGCCATTGTCGGAAGAATTAAGAGATGGATTCACAAAACTTTTTGGATTTATAATAACTCGTGATACCGCTGGTGTAGTTGACACACTCGTTAAATTGGGTGTTATTGTTCCAACTTCTACCGATGTTTCGGATATTGAATTATTTTTTGAAAACATCTTAGGGTATTTAGAAACCCTAGATGGTTCTGGAATCGTAAACGATGATCTCGCCGCACAACTCGCGATTGAAAAACCATTTGTGGTACCGAGTAGTTTCGTGTACCTCGCAAAAGCCTTTTCGACTATAGAGGGTATATGTCTGAAACTAGATCCAGACTTTAACTATTTCACGTATTTGGAGCCCTTGATTCAACAGCAGATAATAGAATCCGTAGATGTTGGTGATATATTCATGAAAACGACAGAGATTCCCGGGACGATAGGTAAAATAAGTACGGCTGTATCGGGTCTTCAAAAATCTAGGGGGTCTATGAAACGTACTATGATCAAAACGAGACAGGAAATTAAGATCGTCCAATACAGCGTGGTGTGCGCTCTATTGGCTGAGAAATTTAGGGACAACCCACCTTTGGCTATGTTTTTTGTTTTATGTACTCTATGGTTTACTTTTCGTAAAAATCAATAGATTTCTTACCATTCTTCTTGGGCTTATCGGTCTTTTTAATCAGCTTGTTATGTTCATCGAGGTACCCCTTCATGCGGTTCTGTTCATCACGGAAAATATCAGAGACCTTCTCTTTGATCTTATCCACGTCAGTATCACGTTCCTTTTGTATTTTCTTACTAAGCCTCTTGAACCCCTTATTTTTCTTGTCAGCGGCGAATACGGTCAATGTATTTGTTATTGCGAGCATTTACTTTGTATCGATATTTAAATTTAAACGTTTTAACTTTTCTTCAAATTCCCTGCGCTCCCCGGGAGATTTGATGATCTCTCCGTGTTTAAGAGCCCTAATTTCCGGTCCGGTTAATTGAATTGCGTCTACTCTGAAATCCATGAACGCTTTCATCGTGATAGGAACGAGTGGTTCTACGAGATCATGCATAGCTCGTGCGTAATCCTGTATTTCCTTCTGGGCGTGAGAATCCATTCGTAGGTGAAGATAATGCATGAGATTATGAAGGTTAATCTTCCAATAGAACTCCGTATACGTCGATTGTGGAAGATTTCCCCTGGCCTGCTCCCTACAAACACCTTCTTCGAGTAATTTTTCGTAAATATCAAACGAATTTTCGAGATGCTGAGACCCCGCATCAGATAGTTCGGACCTTACACTAACTTCACCTTCCGACCCCTGATGATTCACCTCAGATTGTCCTCGCATGGTATCTGGATTGTAATACTCTTTGGGAACGATCGAATACCTGGCGGACATTTCATTTACACTCGCGGTGCGATGGCGAAGATGTTGACGCGCGATATAAATAGGCATCTTAATGTGAAACTTAAACTCTACCATCTCGAAAGGTGTCGTGTGCCAGTGTCGCATCAGGTATCGAATAAGTCCGGTGTCTCCGCGAGAAGTCTTCGTTCCATCTCCATAAGACACCCGGGCTGCTTGAACAATCGAGTTGTCGAGGTTTTCTCTGGGCATAGTGTCGACGAGTCGTACAAATCCATGGTCGAGTACGTTTACTTGCATTTTGAATTATCAAAGGGTCATTTCTTTAAGAGGTTAAAGCTATATGACACATTTTATACAATGAACATTACCCATTACGTAAACGAAAATGACACCGCTCTCACAAATTTAAACGGTGTAATAGGAACGTTAACTGCTCATGATACTCACGTACTAAAACATTATATGTCCGAAGCTAAACCAAATTCTCTGTATGTTGAAACGGGGAGTTATCTGGGATGTAGTGGTATTTTAGCTGGTCTTGTTATGAAAGGTGAATCCTTGGTATATTGTCATGATATTTGGGTTTGTAATATGAACGAATTATCAATTGGCGGTGGAATTCCACCTATTGTAGATGATTATTTTTACCAATTTTATAAAAATGTACGTGACAATAAATTACAACACAAAGTAATACCCATAAGAGGTGATAGCAAATACACACTCGGAATTCACGGAGATAAAAGTATAGATTTAGCTTTTATAGACGGAGATCATTCTTATGAAGGTGCAATAAATGATTTACAAACAATTTATCCAAAAATGAAGTCGGATGGGGTTATTTTGTGTCACGACTGTAGACCTAACAGTCAAGTATTGAAAGCTATAACAAAATTTGCAAATAATAAAGGGATATTAAATGTAGAAGGTTTTACTGGATCTTCTATTGTTTCTATAAATCTAAAACAAGATCTTGAATAGATCTATAATACCTCTTGAGATCTTTCATGAATCTTTTATTATTCTCTAGACATTCACACTCGGGACTATTTTTATATATGTACGCGAGGTTACATTTAGAATATTTAGTACGCTTTTGATTTTCATTAGGTTTTCTGGGAACAAGTTTCTTCACGACCTTTTCTTTTTTCTTAGGCTCCACCCGCTTCGTGAAACTTATAGCTTGCATGACAGTATCAGCTAAATCGTCCTTCTTCTTAGACTTCATGAAGGTTTCTATCCAATGTTTATTCGTATCATCCCCACGTAAAAATGCTTCACATCTTTCTATGGATACCTTTTTACGTTTCATGTATTGCGCTTTCCCGGGACCCACTACATCTGGGATTTTAAACCTTGCATCGTAAATGATCGTCTCAGATTTTGGAGCTTTTATGACAAAATACGCGTGTAAAAAGTGTTCCACCATTTTCATTTTTTTATTACGATCGGGTTGCTTCTCTATCAAAATGATATCCGATTCGAGAACCCAGGGTCTTTCATCTAAATGCTTTCTTAATGAAACATATACACCATCTTTATGCTCGGGAGGTATTCCGGAAACGTCCCAATTTACGACTAGGTTAGATGTTTCATTAAATTGGCACATAGCCAAATTTCTGATTCCCACATCTATACTCAGAATCATATACATAAAGAATGGAAATTCTTTAAGCTATGAAGAGTAAAGTGAGAATATCATGATTAAAAAGGCAATTATTATGACTGCTAATATAGCCAATCCTACTGCTGTTAATATATTACTATCCACGTCTGGAAATAACTTTTCCCACCAAGGTTTATCATCTCCATCTCCATCTCCATCACCATCACCTTCCTGTTCATCTTGATGAACGTTGAAACACGCAGCCTTACAATGTTCATAGCAATCCTGATTTTCTAAACTACAAAATGGTTGATCTTGATATATCGCTAAATTGGGAAATTCTTCGCGCGCACTTTCCATCGTAGTATATTTCAATTCATCATAACCCACCCTACCGTAATAATATTCTGAAAAATTATGCGGTAAACACAAACTTACACACCCCTTCACATTCTCGCTCGCGGTTCTTTCCGATTCATCACCATTATCCATTAATAACCCACCTATTAACATAGCTAAACCTGCTATACCTAACACAGCTTCGAGAGAGTCAATACGTCTTTTCAAAGCCGCATCCGCATCTGGGTCGGGATCTTTAGGACGTTGTGAATCCGCACCCTCGTCAAGATTTTTCTTACCAGTGACCGCATCATCCGCATTTTTTATTTTTCCATCAACTTCATTTCGTTTTATGAGAGAGTTGGTTAACGAATCGGTTATATTATCGGATATATCAGATACCCTGGTTGTTGTTGATTTGGCCAGAACATCGGAATTTTTTGCGATATCCACATTTGTCGCAGCATTTTCTAAATTTTTAGAAATTTTAAATGAACTAGTACTACTTAACATAAATGAACCATCAGGAAGTTTGAAACTACCGTTAGACATCTTAATAGCTCTTCCATCTATGATAGTATTATCCGGTAATTTGAACTTTCCATTTTGAGTTTTAATAGTACCGGATGGTAAATCGAAACCTCCACCTTCACCAACGATTCTATACGTGTACACATTTTGTATCGGGAACCCATCATCTCCTATTTTAGGAACTTGGTATCCACCATTTATTAATTTGTATGACCCATCAGCTAAACGCCCAGAAACACCAGAGGGCATTGATGAATATGTATACAATCCATATACAGTACGTATCGTATCGAGAGGTAAAGATGTAAATTTATCCCCGATCTTAATCCAATACAATCCAGCATCTAGATACGATCCGTCCAAATATCTGACTAGGGATGCCATCGTATTATTATATTACGTATAAAATAATGAGAGTTAAACTTATCAAAAGTTTACACCCTGAAAAAAAGTTTACCGCTATTTTTCCGGATGGATCGAAAGTTCATTTCGGTGGAAAGGGGTATTCTGATTATACCATACACAAAGATCCTTCTCGCATGCGAAGATATTTAGCTCGTCATGGGAGAATGGGCGAAACGTGGAGTAAACAGGGGGTCAAAACGGCTGGCTTTTGGTCAAGGTGGCTTTTATGGTCTAAACCATCTTTACAGGAAGCTAAAAAGTTAATGACTAATAAATTTGGAATTGTTTTTATTAGATAAATTATACATTATAGTCGGAAGCTAATTCTTGTAATTTTACCGAATAATCATTTACAGCTTTAGTATAATTTTCAGCCAATTCACCTTTTTCACGGGCCAAATTTATATGAGTATTTGCCAAAATCTCAGCTTGCAAAGCGGCGTTGTAAAATGCCTCTAATACAACTTTGGAATCTTTCATCAATTGTAAATATTCTACAGATTGTACGTATGTAGTTCCTGGTTTTGTAATTTCATCATACGTTTCTTTCATGACTTGATTTATATTCTCTATTTTGGTTTCCGAATCTTGAATTATCAAATACTGCTGCTGCGCCGCCTCTGCGGCCGAATGAGAGGATAAACTTGCATCGTACGCGAGTTGTGATTTTGATGCTATGTGTTGCTCTAAATTATAAGCTTCGAACTCTACGGCGTTCATTTATATAACCCGAGTTAAAAAAAATTGTCGGTTCTGTACAATTTAGCTTGGAAGTTTGAGTCGTTGCCCATGACACTGATGCTCTCGTTTCCATAGAGTTCCCCACATCCCATATCATCCATACAATCCCTTTCGTTGTGTGTAACTGACAGGGGGTATATTTGATCCCCAGATGTAGCGGTATAATAGTTATACCTGTCGCGTCTACCTCGAACCTCTTTCCCGTATAGAGGGAGTGTTTCATTATTATCACCGAGTAGAACGCCCATCTGCTGTACGTGCCCAGGTTTGTACTTTTTAATAGGTGGATTCCTGAATTCGGGTTCCATGACAACTTCCCTGGGTGCTATCATTTCTACAGGAACTGGAACTTGAACTTGAACTATATTTTCTTTAGGGTACATCAGAAGATACATGACAGCCGCAAGAAGTGCTATTATAATGAACGTCGCGACTTGAGGGTTAAGCTTCTTTTTCATTTATAGTAGTCTCAGAAATTTATCGAACTTATAGTATGAATAACAAAAAGTCTACCAAAGTTGTCCCATTTTGGCATCCTCAGCAAGAAGTTATTCTGAAAACATGGGGTGAGGCATCCGCCTGCTACAGGTACATGCATAACCACGCGTATTTAGTCTTCAAAAAACAGAGTATGCGATTTACATTACCAGTCATCGTTCTTTCGACGATAACGGGAACTGCGAATTTTGCACAGAATTCGTTTCCGGAAAACATGAGAGGTGCGGTTCCATCTGTAATCGGTGCGATGAATCTGATAGCAGGAATCATAGCCACGATCATGCAATTCTTAAAAATTAACGAAATGATGGAAGGATGTAGAGTTGCGTCACTCCAATACGGTAAACTTTCCCGCACTATTCGATTAGAGTTATCTCTACCTGTGGAGGAACGTTCTATAGACGGGACGACTATGATAGAAACATGTCGCGCAGAATATGATCGACTCATAGAACAATCTCCACCTTTACCATATTTCATCATTCAAGCGTTTGAAAAACAATTTCCTGAAGATTCAGAATTCTTTAAACCTGAAATATTACACATTCAACCCATAGAAACTTTTATGAGTGAATCTGAGATGCGTCACGAATTGGATAAGGAGATAGAAGGTATTCGTCGTGTAAAAAACAAAGAATTAGAGAATATCAAAGTTGTAACAGATACACTCGATGAGTCAAATAAGCCAGCATCAAAAATAGAATAACATTAAAGAGTAAAATACTTATAACATAAGGGTACACCTTTCGTTTGATAGGTTCAATAATTTTTTTATGAAGTGTATCATTTTCTAAAAAAATATCTAGTGCTTGTTCAGTAAAGTCTTCAGACATGGATGCCTTTGTTAAAATACTGCCACAAAAAAAAGATCCAACCCCTACGCTTCACACGAAAGAACTTCAAAGATTGGAAGAATGTGTTAAAAGGGGGTTAAATGTATTTTTATGCGGCTCTTCTGGTGTAGGAAAAACATTCATCTTGGAAAAGGTTTTGAATAATTCCAATAGTATAGAGATACATAGTGAACTTTTCCAAAGAAAGAGTACCTTTTTAGATCTCATAGGTGAAACATCTTTTCATATATTTGTAGATGGGTATGATGTCAATGTATATGGGCACAGACAGCTCATGGAAAGGATAACTTCAAAAAAGGCACCATTAACGACAGGCTCCGTCGTTTTTGTTTCAAATTCTGTTCATATAATACCCGGGTTTGAGTTGATAATCGTACCTAAGCGAACTGCGGATGAAATAGCTTCTTTAGAACCCGAGAATCCCGGGGCTCGCTTTGCATCCGATAAGTGCGCTGGGAACATTCGCGATTTTTATCATTATATTAATAAGTCGGATGAAAAGGATATTTTTAAAACGTCTAAAAGTATACTCGTCGAAGTGTTGTGTCATAGGGGGGCATTTGATATTTCACAAACTGTGCACGAAAGGGGACATGTTATAGATGTTATACATGGCAATTACCCATATTCGAATGAGAGTAATATTGAAAAAATTTCAGAGTCATTATCTCTAGCTGATGTGTACGACGCTGGTATATACAAGGGTGAATGGGAATATATGCCTTATTATACCTTATGCGGTATAGCTATACCCAAGCATTATATGGGTGAATTACTAAAACCAGATGAATTACAAGCTGGAAGTACTTGGACAAAGTATGGTAATTATAAAATGAGATTACAAAAAATACAAAATATTCAAAATAGAAACACTACAAAAATTGGTACAGAAGAATTACAAATTCTTCGAGAGTACGCGAAAATTGGTAATTTTGAGACGTGTTTTAAATATAAGCTGGAACCTGGTGATTTCGACGTTATGAATCATTTAGCTCTTCATAACAAATTGAAAACGAGTGAAGTTATGAAAGTTAAAAAGAAAATGACACATGTATTAAATGAGCTCTGACGAAGAGAGTGAAGACGAGACCCAAGAAATCGTGCGCGTCGTTGGGTGTGACATTTATTTTTATGGTGACATAGACAGAACTAGTATTCTAAAATTTACAGAAACATTCAGAAAATTAGAAATAGATTTGAGAAAGAAAGCGATCGAACTTCCTGGTTATGATCCAATTATAACCGTCCACATTTGTAGTGATGGAGGTGATGTATACGCTGGTATGGGTGTCATGGACACACTCAGACGTTCCAATGTTAGGGTTCATACTATAGCTGAGGGTACGTGCTGTAGTGCTGCGACATTTATGCTTCTCGGTGGTAAGAAGCGAATGATTGGAAAGCATGCACATATACTCATTCATCAGTTGTCGTCTGGATTTATGGGTAAATATAAGGATTTAAGAGATGAATTGAAAACGTGCAAAAAAATCATGAAAATGATGAAATCTGTGTACGAGAGTGAAACGAAGATTCCTAAACCAAAGTTTAAGGAAATGATGACACATGATGTCTACCTAGATTCTAGCGAATGTCTCAAGTACGAGATTGTTCACGAGATTGTTTAATAGTAATATATCTTTTATACATATAAATAAGTCCCACTATCACTATAATAATACTTAACGTGTTCAGGTTGACAGGTACGTTTGTGAGCGGAGGAGCCCTAAGTCGCTCCATCTTCTCATAATTTACCACCTGAATCATATCTTTTATTATTATAATGGATACAATTTTTACCACCGATAAAAACAACAAGAAGCGCTACCTTGACATCAGCGTCGAGGAAATCAACGAGGTCTGGTGTATAGTGAAGACGACCGGACAAGTTAATGGCAAAGAAACCAAGTCTGCGATTGAGGTGCCGCTTGGATACGATAGTGCTACGAAACGTGCTAAAACTATCTGGAAGAATGCGAATACCAAGGCTACGACCGTGCTTCCCATGTTGGCGAACAAATGGGAAGATCGCCAGAAATACATCTCTGAGCCATTTTACGTTCAACCCAAACTTGACGGTGTTCGCCTACTTGTCTCCAAAGATGGTGGCATCTCAAGAACTGGGAAGATCATCCCAGGAACTAAAATTCTTGGTAAGGGACTCAAGGATGGTCAATACGTTGATGGTGAAGCCTTTGACCCTAACCTCAACTTTGAGGAACTCACGAGTACTTTCAAGACTAATCCTCTGAAGCTCAAGTTCCACGTGTTCGATTTCTTTGATCTCAAAGCTGAAGCCCTTGCCAGGGATAAGATGACCTTCGAGCAACGCTGGGAGTATGTCAAAGAATCCGTCTACAATCCTCATTACGAATATGTCAAAACGACACTCGTAAAATCCAAGAAGGATCTTCCTCTCGTGCATCAGAAGCATGTTGAAGAAGGACACGAAGGAACCATGATCCGTGATCGCTTCAGTGTGTACGAGGTTGGTCAGCGAAGCAACTATCTCCTCAAGCATAAGGATTTCCAGACTGAGGAATATGAAATCATTGGCGCCACAACAGGGCATGGTCGAGACGCGAATTGTGTCGTTTGGAAGTGTAAGACGGAAGATGGAAACGTATTTAACGCACGACCAGAAGGAACTCTGGAGGATAGGGCGTACAAGTATGCGAACAAAGATAAGTTCATCGGTAAGATGTTGACCGTCAGATTTCAGAATCTCACGGATAAAAATGTTCCCAGATTCCCAGTCGGGGTTGCGATTAGAGACTATGAATAAATTGTTATAAACATGTAAATGAATCGAATTGCTATTGATGTCGACGAAGTTCTCGTACCCTTTGTGAAACCTATGGCCACGTGGAAGAAATTGAGCATGCCAAAGGAAAAATGTAGATATTTATATCGAGATATGTTCAACATAACAGAAAAACAATCCCAAAAAATGGTACAGGAATTTTATGACTCAGAAACGTTCGATATGCTTCAACCTATCCAAGACTCACAATCTGTTATTCGACTCATGCGCCCACATGTAGATAAGATGTACATAGTGACGGGGCGTCAAGATTGTGTTCGTGAAAAGACGGAGGATTGGTTGGATTTTCATTTTCCCGGAATGTTTGATGATGTCATATTAACGAATAGTTTTACCAGTTTTGAACTACAAAAATATGATATATGCCACGCTCTCAAATTAGATACTATAGTAGATGATAGTGATATGACGTGCGGTATTTGTAAACATTGGGACATGCGATCTATACATTTCGCTGGAAAGAACGGTTCACCTTACGAATGGTGTGATGTTGATGATATCAGTGTATTGAGTTGGATGGAATTGTATAAGAAACTACCCCCAAAGTTTGTGGATTGTAAGTAAAAAAAATATCAGGTCATAGTAGATATGTCAAAGGACCAAAAAGAAAAGGCAAATAGACAAAAATTTTCTCAGAATAGTATTATTAAAATAAGAAACTCATCGAACGTCTCCACACAACATAAAGCTGTTGTTCGAATATTGAGTCAATTCTATAGAAATGCACCTGATACATTAATCAAAAAGCTCCCCGCCGTAAATAAAATGAATCGAAAGGAAATGAATGTGTACGTCCAGAAACAATTTAATTTAATAAAGAATCAAAGGGTTGACTCTAATAATTCTAATAATGGTAAAGTTGTGACAGAATTAAAAATGGATATAATTAAGTTACACGACTTTTTCTTATTTTTATGGTTAGATATGCGTCATGATTTCAAGAAGGGAGATAAGAAAATTGGGGATCCCCTAACAGATGACTTTGATAAATTTCTAAAAGGGTCTATAGTTGATCAATTCAATAAAGATCACATTTGGGATTGGAACCGTGAACCTATTGACACAGCTAATATGAAATTTTGTTTCCAGAAGGGTATTATAGGAAAAGGAGTGGTGAACAAATATGCTTATCCGGGTGACATTGCTGATGTACGTTTAAAAGAATTTTTTTCTGAAATGTGGACCTCGCGAGGCAGCCCGGTTGGGCGAATTGAGGTACCGAAGGGATCGAATGGAAAATATTATGAGAACTTACGAAAAGATTATAAATCTGTTTATATAAGTTTTGATTCTGAAAATTCTAGTTTTTTGAGTGGATTCATAAAATCTTCCAAAACTCAAGGTACAAGGGCTAATGGAACACTGGGAGATTCATATTTACTGAAAAGACTCTACACTTTGGCGAATTTAATGGATCCCGGTAGACTTGGAGGAGCCCACGCGACAGCAGGATCTTCAATTGATGAGGTATTTTCACGTCTGTTTAATAAAAACAACCCATCATGGGCTTTTAAAATAAATGCGCAACCATATACATGGAATTTTGGGGAATATTTTACTATAGAAATATTTCAAGAAGGGAAGACTGGGTTTAAATGTAAATTAAATAATCAGGTATTGAATCTGGGTATTACAAAGGCACAAGCGGGTAGTAGTAGTAGTAAAGGGACAGGAATTTCACCTGCGATTGCTAAGATTTCGAAAACATTTGGTGATCTTAATCAAATTTTAACTGTTAGTACCTTGAGAAAATCTAATAAAAGGGTTGTTTCGGGGACACAAGACAGAGCATTTATAGGTATGACCGGATTTATCCAGAGAGATTTGTTCAATATAAAACCACAAATAATAACCGATGCTACTCGCCCCGGACAGGATTATATTGTATTACTTGGTATGGAAGATTACTATAAAAATAACGTAGTAAAGACTAGAACAGGTGCCAACTCTGTAGTCTCCGCCAGGCAAAATCGGGCTCAACCTTCAATTTCAGCAGCATCAGTGGGTAGTGTATCTGGATCTAATAGTAATACCACTAACAATGCAAACTCTCGGCCGTCCGGGTTGCAACCACCACCACCGCCTCGGCGAGTACCATCTACTCTCATAAAACGTAAGAGAAATAACACCAATAACCAATCAAATACACCCGCACCTAAAAGAAGAGAAATTACAAGCAATTCTCAATTAAGAATAAACAATCTTAGAAAATTCATCAATACTATAGATCGTAAATTACCTGGGGCTAATTCTAAAGTATCCAATAGATTAAGGATAAATAATTACGTCAACAATCTTAAAAGTAAAAATACAGATAAAAATCTAAATTTGATCAAAGATAGGGTGTTTAAAAATGCCGAATTACTAGCAACTAAAAATAAATTTAAAAAGAGGGTTATGAACAATTTAACGAATTTAAGTGAAAATAATAAAAATAAATCAATCAAGTTAATAAATGGATCTAGAAGTGTAAATAATCTAGTTAATGTGATAGGGCCTACTATAAACAGATTTAGAAACAAAGGTTCACCACCCATGAATGCGAATCGTAATAAATTGATCGGACGTTTAACTAAGATGATTCTTCCAAATGTCGTTACAAAAGGCTACCTTAAGAGCTACGACAATAAGAGTAAAACTGCTAACCAGATTATTAAAGAAGCAAACAATTTTGGTAAAGTCATCGCTATGGGTCAAAGACAACAAAGACTTGGAACTCTCAGACCAAACCCTAGCCGACGAGGATAACGACTCGACCATCACCAAAACTAAAAGGTCGAAGTTATAGCTTATAGAATTAAAATGATATACATATATAATGGCGATTGACAAGACTATGAAAGATAAGCTCACTGATTCGGAGAAGAAGAAAATCAAGCAAGAGAACAAGGCGAAGGCAAACCCCAAGAAGGCTGAGGCTAAGAAGGAGAAGAATGACGCGTGTCGTGAGAAGCGAAAGGAAGAGGGAACCACCAAGTCATTCTCTTAACCTAAGTAAACCCCCAATATATAAAAAAGTATACAAAAAATGAACACCCTAAATGAGACTTTCAAAAACGGCGCGGCCATCATGAGTCTCATTTGGAGCGTAGGAAAAATGCAAGAGTGGGTCATGCGTAATCAATATTAAAGATTCTATACCTTTGTAAATAAATGTTTACCGTATGTCGTGCACCCGTACGTGTATTTAACACATCTGAATACCCTAAAAAAAGATCACACTCGTATGTCATCAATCGTTCCGATGATCTGATTAAGATGGATAAACTTCGTCAAGAAATTTCAAAATACAGAATTGCGCAAGCCAAGGTAAAAACGCTTTCGACGTGGGCTCTCAAGACGTCAAGATCAGCAACTAAAGATCTTGAACATATTTTGGAAATCATAGATGATATGTACGGGGAGGAAGGATTTGAAGATATATAAAGTTATGAATCGTTAGATGATAAATGGCCACTCTCTGTCAAACTCCCATCCGTATTTATAACACCGGTAAGCGTAAGTATCATAAGCATAAGTATAACACAAATCGATCTAGAGATTTTGATGACAAAGACGAGACTATCAGAATTCTAAAAACTGAAAATGAAAAGTTTCGTTGCGCACACAAAAAGATAAAGACGCTTTCCAAGTGGAATTATAGATCGACTCGTTCTGCGATGGAGGATGTCACCGGAGTTATGGAAATTCTTGAAGAATGTTATTTAGAAACGAGCGAAGAGTATAATGAAGATGCAGAAGCTACTCAATAGAAGTGTTCACGTTCCGAGAAGAACATTGACTATTAATGCCGAATATAGAAAAAATGATATAGGTTTACATAATACAAAAAATATACGAAATGTTAAACATCTGAAAGTGTTGTATGTTTTGGGCTTTGATACTAATACAGAAAGACGTGGTGTATACTCGGTATCGAATAGTCATGCAAAGGATATTTCTAGAGATTATATACTAGCGTTCAGAGTTCGTGACGAGGCTTCAAGATTTATGACACTTCTAGAAGCTATTGTAGATTATGAACCTACCGTAGAACTTGTGAATAGAAGTGAGATAGATGTGGTATGCGAGGAGAATAATATTTCATGTTTGGTCGTGGATTCAAACACACTCGTTTTACCGCCTGAAAACAACATACAAAATATCAATTTTCGTGAATGAGTACACTTTGTAGACTATCTGAACTGCGGATAGGAGATAACCCTCGTATGACTCTATCACATGAATGATTTTCTAAGTCGACCACAGTTTTGAACGAGACCCAACATTGTTTACAACGTACAGTTCCATATCCTACATCTAATAACCTGTTTAATTCTTCTGTATCATGATATCCCATATGTGTTAGTAAATAACCTGTATGATTGAATTCTCGCCCACACACGTCACAAGAACAGTATAAGTTTCTAGCTTTTCTTTTGATGTGTGGCCTTTTAAAGCAATCGAATAGACTACACATTATTTATATTCCATGTTTTTATTTTCGTATATTATAGCAGATGTGGCTTCATATTTTTTTGATATGTATCATCATATTTTTAACGTTTTTGATATTTCGTAAACGTAAGCTTCAGTATACATGTTTTCTCTTAACAATGGAGGATTCGACGAAACGACAGCAAAAATTTTTATCGAGTTTCAATGATGCGGCTCCTTTAGAAATTGTATACGGAACAAACACAAAACAAATAGAAAATGCTGAAAAATATAAACACATAATCGATCCTTTATATTACAAAGAAGCTTTGCGATTAAATTATAAAAAGGATGCCGTAAGAGAAGACGTCACATTTTTTAACCTCGGAGCTATAGGTTGTTATTTAGGTCACATGGAAATAATGAAACAAGCTTTTGATAAAAATATCAAATACGCACTTGTGTTTGAAGATAATGTAGTTATAAAACGCCACGAATTATTTAATCAAGTGCAAAGTGTTATAGATGTTATGGGTGACGATTTTGAAATGTGTTTCTTCCATTGTTTATCGAGATACCCTGTAAGTTATGAAAAGGGGTTAGAAAAGGTAAAATGGATTTCTAGTACGAAGTGTTATTTGATTCATGTTGACAACATGAGAAAATACTACAATTATTACTTTCCCATAGATAATCATGTTGACAACAAGACCGAAGATATAATAGCGCAAGGAGCTAGGGTATATTATAAAGATTTACGAAGATTGATTAAAATAGATAGAAGTGGTTCAAGTACTATTGGACATAGTCATCACAATAATAAATCTTTTTTCTCAAAACAGCACCCTGAATTAACGACCGCGGTTCTTAAGAGGGGTTATTGATAGGGTTATAAAGATTCGACTCTTCTGACACCCTTTTCTTCATCTAATGTCATATCTCTACTTTTTCGTTTATCTTTTACGTTAGAAAACGCGTTCAACCATCTATTCACCGCACGTCTAGAGCCCGTTACAGACGCTGCATCATCACTTACAACTATACTCAAACCATTGCAAACATCGGGCTTGTTTTCTTTCTCAGGAAATTGAACCATAAATGCCTGTATACTTATAGCTGGGATGTCCGGAGCATCATCTAGCAACTTGTCATAATCTTCTCTAGATTTCATAAGAAAGTCTACCACTTCTGAGCGGTGTTTCACGTCGAGTGATATTTCCATATCAATAGACCTATAAAACTTAGACCACTGTACACACATCGCTGAATGTGACTCAGATAGAGGTAGAGACTGACTAAATTTACTGATAGATGTGAGTATACCACCCAAAACATTTAGGAATGCAAAGAAATATTGGATGATCATTATGTTATTCTTGGTATTTTGGGATACGTTTTCATTACCACTCGGATTTAAGACCGCAAAACCTCCCACACCTGTTATACTCGCTATAATTATACTAGGGTAAGACAACCAATCATTCTGTTTCTTGTAAAATAGGCGTGCGTGGTTATGTAACCACCTGTAACCAGCTGCCTTCTCTGCCCATTTTATAAGCAACTTTTCTTGCTTTTCACACCATTCACACTGTTCGTCTTGTTTAACACTCATGGTCTATTTTACGCGGATATATATTTTGTACCCCTCTCTGGCTAATGTGTCATCTCCATCCGATTATTTGTTGAATTAGGCTGTCCAGTACTAAACTTATAACTATAACTGACCACACCCCAGCCAGAAAGTCTAGAATTTCCCAAACTGCTCCCATCGGTGATTAGACATTGGGTTTATTTTCTAAGTCCATTTTGGGAACTCATTTGTAAGATTGCCTACACCACCATTCGTTGCCTCCTAAATATTCCAATAATAGATGAATCATGAATCCTGATACAAATAACAATAAAGTCGTCGTAGATTTTTTAGAAATTCGCCTGAGTAAGTAATACATCGCTATGTTGAGAATACCAATGATGGTCGCTTCTAATAACACATCTCTCACGGGTCTCGTCATTTATATTATACAACGTTTTAAAGAAACGGGTCTATGAATATATATGACATCCATAATTGTTCCTGTCCACGTAGTATCCAAACTAGACAACGGAAATCGGGAATATGAAAAATTAAAGAAACGTCTCAGAAAGTCTACCGCTAGTTATGGAGCGGTACTTTCTACAGTATCATTCATAACACAGGGTTCAGATAAGGGTTTGTCTATGACTCTGGGAGTTTTAACGTCATATACGTATCTATCATCCCTCGAGAAGTATGTGGATGACATTGAAACTTCTGGATTTCCAAATCAATTTTTGGTACCGGTCAGCATCGCGGCATTTGAAGTACTTTGGAACAGTGCCCCTTTTAGTTTTGATTTTGATTATGGATCTACGTTTATAGGATTTTTATCGTATAAATTTGCAATCATAAATGTTTTATACGAAACCGTAAAAGATTGGATGATTTCCGACAGTGAAAATTTGTACAGAGTATACACGAGAAATGATAACGAAGACGATGAACAACACGGTGAAGTGCCGATCGTAGAAAAATAATTGTAATAAGTAGTATGTTTCCCATAGGGGTGGGACTTTTTTATATATACGTTTCGTGTCGTATAGTACATCTTAATAAAAAACGCAGGTTGCGTAAACCAAAAGCGAATTGGGTGTAATGATTCTGTTCAGCAGACGGAGCTGATCATTTTATTATGTTGATTTATTATAAGATGGCTAATAGGACGCCCATAAAAAATACACCACCAAAGGTTAACAAAGAAAAAAGGCGAAAGGAAACGGCTCGCAGACAAGACATTGAGCGAAAAAGGGAATTGGAAAATAGACGCCGTAAAACGAGTATAGAGCGCGCTCTTAATTCTTTATCTAATGGGATGACTCGGATTCTTAACATGCCCAAAAATGCTTATAATTTAGGTACTATATTAGCCACGAACAATAGATACATGACGGTTCGTTTAAGTAAGAAGTTAATAAATAACCTAAAAGATGTGTATAAAAAGACGTTCACGAATCAGGTCGAATACTCGGGTACTATACCTTTCACGGTAAAAAATACGAGGAATTATGTTAAATTCAATACACCCACCGCGAGAACGAATGGCCAATTCGCAACCGTGACTCCTCCTAATTCTGATTTCAAAGAATACATTATGTATCACACTCACCCTGTCCCACCCAACGATAAACCTTTATTTAGTTTTCCCAGTGGAATGGATTTAATAGCGTACGTGCGACATTACCCAGACTTACAAGCGAATATTATTTTGGAAAACCAAGGATATTATATCATAGACTTAATCGAAACTAACATGAATAAACCCAACGCGTCTAGGGTAGCCGCCACATTTGAGAGACTCGTAACTCAGCGAGAGTTTAGTATTGTCACGGGTGGGTACAGGGGGGCTGTTTATGTTCAGACCACGCCCACTAGGTGGAAAAGGGCAGTTAATAAATACATAGATCCTATCATGCGTAGACAATTTGGTATTTCGATCAGATATTATACATGGGATGAATTGGGGGAAATTACCTTGTTAGATAAAAGCGTTCTCATGAATGCTAGTTAAAATTTCTAATAGTACTTTATTAAATGAACGTCTGTTTTAAGAGTCCATATTTGTATGTGAAATTACCTCGAAAAGTTGTAGATAATTTAAAATGTGTCAGTGATTTATCAACAAAAAATAAATGGGAATATGCCGGGTACGTAGACGTTTCCGTTGAGGATAATAAATATAAATTTAACGATATAGTCTATGTCACCTCTAAAGATCGTCGTCAGGTTAAATTAGAAAAGGTGCGACTCGTATGGCCTTCTTTGTTTACTTTTCATACACATCCATCTATAACAAAACCTACATGTGAAAAGGGTCAAATATTTACTACTTTGCCGAGTGATGCGGATTTTGAAGCTTTTATTAAAGGATATCCAGAGATGCAATCTAACGTCATATGTGATGCGCATGGATATTATTTAATAGATGTCATGAGATATATGGATAAAAATAAATTACCTATACCTGATATGGTTTCGAATGAAATGAAAGAAATACGAAAACGTCCATTTTTACGCGATTGTGTATTTTCAGAAGAGGGTGGTGAATATCACCAAACTACATTAAAAGAGTGGAAACACTTTATTAATTATGATCTTCATTACAGATTGAAAAGTAAATTTGATATATCCACGCGTTATTACGGATACAACGAAGAACCAGCAACTATCACGTTAGAACACGTTTAATTATAGTAAAGTGATAAAATTTCAGATACTGCGGGGTGCCTCACTACGTCTTCCTCACCTAAAGTGGTGTATTCAACGTAATCAAGTTCCAAACATTGTATTTTGTTTATAAAATCTTCCAATCCATTTAATTTATCCAGATCACTTTGACGAGTATCTCCAGTCACGACGAGTTTTGTATTTTCGCCCACTCTTGTTAACAGCATTTGCATCTGATTTGGAGTACTGTTTTGCATTTCATCTGCGATGATGAAAGCGTCTGTAAACGTTCTTCCTCTCATAAATCCTAATGGTTCTATACTGACCCTATTTTCAATTTGGTTTCTAGACATATACATTTCCATTATTTCCACCATTGGCTTGGCCCACGGTTCCATTTTTCTTTCCAATTCACCCGGTAAGTAGCCCATATCTTCATCCGCTGCGACTATTGGTCGTGTAAGTATTACCTTTTCTAGCTCTCTTTTCTGTATCTTTCTAAAGGCTTCTTGACACGCGAGAAAAGATTTACCAGAACCTGCGGGACCGTTAACTACTACGATTGGTTTATGAGATTGAATTTTTCTGACGTATGTACATTGTCCAGGTGTAATTGGAAAATCCATATTATATTAACTTAAGGTTTTTATCCTTAATATAGTAAAGATATGGAGTTTAATTTCATCGGTATTAAATCCGGTGGAGCTGCTACCATACTAGATACCGAACGTAAACCTAGATTTATATGTTTCAAAGAAATACCTGTAGCTAACAAATACGTGACGTATATATGTAGTCACAAGGCTAAGTTTGGTGTATGGCCATGTGTAGATTTATCTGAGTCATTCAAAAAGTTGGAGGTCGCAACAGATTATCAAGAGCAAGAGTGTGAAGATTATATGAACTTATTGGAAATTAAAAAAAAGACATGGGAAGATCTAGATAACATGTCTCTCATGATGGGTATATCTTATTTTTATTGTCATGATTTTAGTTATGATCAAGACAATCTACTCTCTATTTCTATTAGAGGTCAAGATATGGATGCCCAAGTTGACGATTTTCTGTACAGGGAACAACTTGACATCAATTTAAAGAATATGTAGTATATAATACATATGAAGCTCGTTTCATTGTTTGATCCCACAAATGAAAAGCATGTCATGTGGCTAAGTGAGGTAGACGATGCGATGATGAAAGCGTCCTCAGGCGAAAAGACTGATTTTGTTAAAGTTATTAACAAGAATCCTATCAAAGCTAAACTAGAAAACGTCATGGATTGGCCGCATATACATTTTCAAATTTGTATGAAATACACGCAATGTGTATTGCGGGGTACGGCGTTTATTCCAAAGATTGAAACTCCTTCAAAGTAAAATCTCTTGGTTCTGAATTTTCATCCATGCGTATTAAAATGATTTTTCCGTATACTTCTTCATCCTGAAAAGGTGGTGGCAATACATTTTCATTAATTTTGGTGGCTTCTACACATTTTACTATTACAACATCTATATCAGGCCATTGCCCTATAAATGTGGCTCTACCTGATAAAATTTTAAAAATTTCATTCTTTCTTGGATCTATATCAATCTCAATTTGTTCTACATTTCCCATTTCTTCATTTATTAGTACAGCTTTCGTCATTTACATAAAATGAATAAAAAAAGTTGATACTAATAAATGAACCAACTGCTTAAGATATTTATTGCGTTTTTCATAGTGACGATAATATTTACCAGGATAGAAAAGTACGGATTACCCTTCGTACCTTCTAAGCATTATTACCTCGATTCACACTGGAAGGTCACTAAGGAATCAAATCGCCCGCAAGTGAGTGATTCTTTTCAGATGTGCTCACCTGAATCTTTTGGGGATTGCCCTGTAGTTGACATGCCGCACCTAAGTAGGTATTAAATATTGAAAATATATAGAATGTCTACGAGACAATTCGTAGTGGACAGACTCGCAGAACTTCTAGGGTTATCGAATAGGGATGTCATTCCGATAAACTTGGAAAAATGTATAAATAACTGGTCTGCTAAGAAGACTATACAAATGGGAGACTCTCCCGCTTTGGATAACCCTAAACATATGAGTAGGTATAAACACAAGTTCGCAGAGATACAAACCTGTATGCGAAAATCTGATTTTTTGAAGAATGAACTTATTTCTGGGAGATTGAAAACTTCGGCGATAATGGAAATGCCTCCTAATGTCATGTGGCCTGATGGTCCATATTGCAAAGAAGTGGAAGAGGGTGTAAAAAGACGTATGGCTAAGGATACAAATAGTATTCTAAACCAACCAGACTATAAGGGTTTATTCAAGTGCAACAAATGTCGCCAATATAAGACGACATACTACGAGATGCAAACTAGATCCGCTGATGAACCTATGACTGTGTTTATTACCTGCCATGTTTGTACTATCACGTGGAAATCTTAACGTTATATACAGAATCTGTGAGGTCTGTATCCATATCCCCTACCGATAGTATAAAATTATATCTAGAATTGCGTTTGAAACTACCTTTGTTTTCTGGCGGAGTAAAAACTAACGCATCGTATGTAATATTATGAAAAGCTAATTGTTCTTCTGTGAATTTTATATTTTTGTCAAACCCTGGTCGTGCTGTTATGATTATGATTTTATACCCTTCACTTTTTACAAATTTATATATGTCATATGCCTGATTTATAATATTCCCCGTCCTGCTTGATATAAGAGTATCGTCTATATCAAACATGACCGCATCATTTTTATCTACAACACGACCTTGCATAATATAATTTAAGATTATCATTCTAAGTATATTATATGATAGAAGTCTGTGCGTTTTCTGTACTTATGATGATTCTTTCGCTGATATACATTCATATTTACTTAAAATATACTGTACTTTAAGAAATGGTACGTTTAGATACAAATGCAGTACCAGATCGTAGATGTCGAATACGAAGACGGGTTTGTTGAAGTAGCTCGAATCATACGAGATGAAATCGATTTTTTTATAATTTCACCCCTTGAACAGGTTGGAAATTTCTACAAATTCGACGATGAATATATAGCGGTTCCGAAAGAATCTATAGCCGGTTTTTATGATACGATCGAGTTAGAAGATACGGGTTTGTTCAGAAAGCTAACGAATGATGTATACGAAAGTCTAGATGAGAGTGATCCAGAATTTGAATACGACGACGGTGACGATGTTAGCAGTAGTAGTGATGACTATGAATCTGATATTTCTTTATACGACGACGATTCAGATTAAAAATCTTATTATATCGTAGATGAAAAAATCAACAGGAATATTACTTTTTGTAATTTTTATTTTTATCGCAATTTTAATTAATCAGCGACGTACAGAACATTTTGGATTTATGTGTGATATAGTCGATAATGTAATAGGTAGATGTAGATTAAAGCCTGAATTAATGAATGATAAAATATATGGTACGGAAAATGTAGAAAAATGGAGCGACCAATGTGTAAATTTGACTTATAATATTGATGGATGCGTTGGAGAAGGTTCCCCAAAGATTGAGGATCAGAAAGTGGAAACGTACGATCCCGAAACGCAGATCGTTGAGGAAAAGAACCTTTCTAGAATCATATCACCAGAAGTCAGGGGGGATGGTAATTTATGTTGGATGGATAATCCTGGTGGAAGATTGAGTAATCAACTTGATAGATTGGAGGGTAAATATGGAGATTATATGGCTTAATAATATTTACATACTATAAATGAAGAAGAACCTGAACGAATATTTACTACCAGTCGCATTTGCATGCCTCATCGTCGTATACATGATGAAAAATTACAAACCCCAGAAGAAAGAAAGTTATTGCTCCGCTTGCATGATGAAGTAATCGTACTTAAAAACGATACACAAGGTAAGTATAAGATGGCGCCGTATACTCCCCCTAATACGCACTATAGTCAATTAGACGTATCCGCGTATTCGGAAGAGGATATTTTCAAGTTTATAGGTCAGGGTGGTAAGAGATTCTATTGGCTCACAAAGTTTCTGGATCTCGCCTATCTATGGTATGATAAGAAACGTCGAGTTATTGAAATATGGGGACCTTTTGAATCCCTTCAGAATTTCCAGTCGCATCATGTCATCGAATGTGAATTAGATTTTGCGTGTAATAAAACCTAAGTTAGAGATAGTATTTTTATAAAAGTTAAGAAATGTTTAAGAAACCAGGCGTCACTCGTATTCAAAAACCAATCGTCACAAAAATTTCTATAAAGCCAACTGAAGGTATTTTAGGAAAAATAACAAACCCAACATGCTACCAAGAAGTTATTAGGGATAAATCATTTTCGGTACAAAATGCTGATAAATATCTAAACGCACTTGAACAAAACTACAAATATTATGGTGTTCCATTTAAAAAGATGGAGGTTTTGGAGTCTGTAAAAAAATACAGGGATGTCATTGAACCAGAAAATCATTTTACATACCCAGATGTAAGTCCCGTAAAAATAAACGTTTTAAAATCGGGTAAAGTGCGGATTAAGATCATATACCACATGGCTCAGATGTGGGAAAAATATGGCCAAGGTGCACGACCACCACACAAGTTATTGGTTTCCGTGTATAAATCTATGGGATATTCACAAGAGTTTATTGATAAAATGAACAAATCACATGAACGTAAAAAGATTCTCGCAATCAAATACGAAAAAATCGTAAATAATATATTCGAGAAACCCACTAAGAAAAAGGTCATACCACAAAAAAAGAAGAAACCTATAGAAGAACATGAAATAATCGAAGAAGATGAGGAAGAGAAGGACGACAATGAACCCGAAGAAGACGAGGCAATTGTTGTCGATGAAGATGATGATGAGGAGGAATGTGTGGATGAGGATATTGAACCTCCCGATGCAGATTAATTATAATAAACCTAAGTCGTAAACAAATATAAAGAAAATCAACCTTTATCATCCAATGTCGTACATCGCGTGGGATACAGAAACGACCGGACTTCCCCCCAAGGGGTTCCGGGAACCCGCGTCCAAGGACAATATACATGCGTTTGACAAGTGCCGGATGGTATCCATTGCGTTTGTCAAATTTGATGCTGACGGCAACGAAATTGATGCGCAGCACATAATTGTGAAACCCGATAACTTTACGGTTGGGGCGACACACATTCATGGGATAACCCATGAGCACGCTGTGGAACATGGTGTATCATTCGACGAGGTGTACGACCAGTTCGTTAAAGCTTCGAGTGATTGTACTTCACTCGTGGCACACAATTCCATTTTCGATGAGAATGTACTCTTTTCTGAGTGCTACAGGCGTGGAAAGAGTCTGGAACCTTTTAAGAAGGTTTCCTTCGCGTGTACTCTCAAGTTGGTGACTGAAAGGTTTCTCAAACCTAAAAAGTTGTTCATCGTTTACAATGAACTCACCGGTAAGACTTTGGATGATGCACACAACGCCTTGGCCGATTCGAGGGCGTGTGGTATAATCTACCCCATCCTTAGGGATATGAAGCACAATTTTAACCGAATTGGGGTTTCTAAGATCATTCTTAAGGCTTCTGAAGTTGCCAGCATGATTAACCGAAACAGGTTCAAGACACCCCATGATGTCATGATGGATTTATGGTGTAAGTATTCCCCCGACACTTTTAAGGGAAACACCAAGGAACAGATAGCTGTCAAGGCTATCAAAACTTCGGATATTGCTGTAAACGTGTTGAAGGATGCGGAGAAGTTCAAATCTACCAACAGCTCTTCAGTTGAGCAAAAACTTCGAGCCGTGAATAATCAACTCGACACGGAGAGTGGTCTCGTGGGTGGAGAACTCGACGCGGCTAAGGACTTTATCCGTAAGACTCTTTACACCAATCATGGTACTCGACATGAAGAGGATACCGCAGATTTGGTTGATCCCAACTTTATCGTGGACGATAAGTATTACAGTATTCCAGTTTGTAAAATTCGTGGAACTGAATATGTTGTTGTGGGTAAGATCGATCGTCTCTTAAAAAATGAGGATGGAAGTTTCACCATTGTCGAAATTAAGAATAGGACGAATCGCCTTTTCAAAACCGTTAAAGAGTACGAAGAGATTCAGTGTCAGGCATACATGGAGATGTTAAACATGTATTCGTGTAGACTCATTGAGCAGCACAATGATGCCACGTGTACACATTTGATTACACGTGATCAAGAGAAGTGGAATGATGTCATCATGCCCAAACTCTCTAATTTCTGTGAACATTTTCATAACCTAGTTTCTAATTAAATTGTTTAATATATAATAATGAAGTGTGCAGTTGATAGAAATATGTCAGACCCTTTAGACATAGCTCCATTAGGTTGTAAACCTGTTAGCCTCGATAGATGTGAGTCTGGATACATGGCGTCTAAAGATAACGTAACTCTCCCAGGCGGTGAAAAGGCATCTATGGATCAGTGTTGTCAATGCAGACCCGGCGAAACTTGTGGATATTGTGAAAAGGTATCTATGTGCACGGACGAGGAGAAGAGAAGGTACGTCGCGGAAGAGGAGGAATGTTTCGATGTACCTCCACCCCCTATCGAAGAAGAGGAAGAGACTTCCGGTCCTTCGGGTCCCGCGCCAGAATATGAAGAAGATGTTCCACTCACGGGTCTCGCGTGGTGGAAGAAACATTTATGGCTTATCTTTTTATTCGGTTTCTTAATAGTTTTATCTCTATTGGGATTATGGTCAAGACTACCTAGCTATTCCCCACTTAAAAAGAGAATACCCGTTATCATAGGTGTGGTTATACTTATGGATGTGTTCGCTATCTTACTCGTAAAATATTTAAAGTAATGAGTTGATACATACGTATATGAAGAAAGTTATCATCGCTTTACCCGGGACTGAATTTTCTGAGCAATTCATGTTGGCGTGGACAGATACACTTTTACATCTCACTAAACAGGGATATAATGTCGCCGTTATAAGTGGATTTTCTGATAATAAACAATTTTCACGTATGAATACCATAGGTATTGATATTAAGAGGGGTCAAGATCAAAAACCGTTCGATGGTAAAATTGAATACGACGTATGGTTGACCATAGATTCAAATATACTCTTCACACCAAAACAAGTTGTTGAACTCATAGAGGATACCGATAAGTATCCTATCGTATCAGCTGTTTATAGGGTAAATCAAAATGATTTATCTGCGATATCTAACATTGATGATGAATTACTCGTCAAACATGGGGCTTACCCACGCCTCACGAAGGAAATGATGGATTCCAATCTTAAACACGTCAAAGTAGCCGCGACAGATCTTGGAATGATCGCGTGTCGTAGGGACGCTCTCGAAAGTATACAATATCCACACTTTTTCTACCCACTCGTGAACATCAAGACAGAAGAGGGAGAAATATCTTCTATTGTTTCGGATTCTATGGCGTTTTGTATGAAGGCGCGAGACGCAGGTTTGGAAATAACAATTAACACGGATGTCATGGTTGGAAATCAGCAAAAAATTATCATGTAAAAAAAATTTACCTCTCAACGTACTCCATACGTTCAAAGATAAAATATTTTTATATTATAGATGCAAGTATTCATAATACTGGCTACAGTTTCTTTGATAATTATTTTTTCTATACTCAAATATTTTGAATATAGGAAAGAAAATACAGAGGATTGTGAAGGTGAGTGGTCATGGTCAGAATGTAACAAAAAGTGTAGTGATGGGGGTAGTGTTAGGTACGGAACATTTAACGTTACCAAGGAGGCTACATTTGAAGGTAAATGTGAAGCTGAAAATGGTGAACAGAAAACGGAAGAATGTCCAGCTTCAGAATGCCCCCCAGAGGATTGTGTCGGAGATTGGGTGTGGGATACTCAATGTGTAGGGTATTGTAGCGATGAAGATGCTTTATTAATGGGTGAATATGTGGTTTCCTTTAAAGAAAAATATGAAGGCCAAGCGTGTCCACACGAAGATGGAGATAAAGATGTAAAAACGTGTCCAATAGATATGTGCCCTTCGGAAGTATGTAAAACTTCCATAGATTGGGCCCCATGTGATAAACCTTGTAGTACTGGTGAGAGTAAACGAATGGGTACTGTATCAGTTTTAACATCTGATGATTACGTAGATTCTTGTGAGTATGTTCACGGTCAGTCAATACAAGAAGATTGTCCAGAAACTGCATGTCCTGCCGAAGATTGTCAAGGTGAATGGGTACAGGATGCGGAGTGTCAGGAGGGTTTGTGCTCGGAAAGTGCAAAAATTGAAAGTGTATACACAATAACTAAACCACGCGCGTATGGAGGTAGAATATGCGACTATAACGCAGGTGCAACAAAAAATGAACCATGTCCAGATGCTAAATGCCCCGCCGAAGATTGTCAAGGTTTTTGGGAAATGGGTGATAATTGTTCCGGACCGTGTGGAGGTCCAGGAAATCCTAATGGTAGTACTATAAAAGAAACGTTTAATATAACCAAAGCAGCAAATTCTAAGGGTACTTGTGAGTTTGAAGGACAGGAACGACCCAAATCTTGTCCAGATTCCAAATGCCCTAAAGAAGATTGTGAGGGATATTTCGAACCTTTACAATTACCTAATTGTGATGATGTTGATGAAAACGAGGCGTGTGTAAGGGATGGAGAATATTTTTCAACGAAAACGGCCGAAACTGGAATATTTTTCCCAGAAGAATACGAGTTTCAAATATATAAATCTGTCGGACCATTTTTCGGTGGGAATGGATGCCTATTTGAGGAAGGAACAACTATACTCATAGGACCAAATGGTCAATATTCGGAAGTTGACGTATAAAAATATTTATAAGTTATAAGATGGCAAAACCTCCCAAAGTCGACCCAATTGTAGGTCCTCCCAAAGTCGAACCTGTGAACCCTAAACCCCCCAAAGATCCAGATTTAGATCCAGATTTCGATCCACCCACAACAAAGGATCCTCCAGGAGGTGGGGCTCCCCCTAAAACACAAGACCCCGCTGCTCCAGGCGGTGGTTTAGAAAAGCCTAAAGATAGGTACAAAAATCAGAAAAGGGCGGCAGCTGCGGCCACCGCTGCTGGATTGGGTGGATTTTATTACTACCTGAAGAGGAAGCAAGAGGATGAAGACGTTAAAGAGTGTGTACAGAAGTGTGTACCTACAAACTGGGATGATTATGTCGGTTTTGAAGATGCTTTATGGAAGGTGTGTACAGGGACAGAATATGAAAAAGTCAAAGATGATGTCGAATGTGAAGGTCCGGATGTTCACGGTTTAGGTGATGATAGGGATTTCCATCTCATGACACAAATAACTAAAGAGCAACTTATTTGGCAACCTGTAGGAGAAGAACAGCCTGCTTGTACCGAAGATACACCCGATCCTTTAAATCCTACATGCCCTGATTATTGTCAAGCAGAGTGTGAAGAAATACATAAAAGGGATTGGTCAAATCCTTTCAATTGGTTTAGCCGTGACGATTTACCCGATTGGTTAAATGATTTACTTCCAGATGATATTCCGTGGATGATGATTATAATAGTTATTGTAGCTATAATAGCTCTTCCTATGATTCTTTCTTTGGTTAAATAAATCATATTTAAAGATTCAAGTCATAACATGTATATGCTTGAATGTCCGAGTGGTCTAAGGAGGACGACTTAAGATCGTCTGTGCTATGCACGCGTGGGTTCGAACCCCACTTCAAGCAACTTTACCCCTCATGTTAACGTATTTCAAATACGCTAAAATGAGATGCTTTAAGAAATAATTCTAATATATACTAGTATGCAAATATTCGTGAAAACTCTGACTGGAAAAACAATTACTCTCGAAGTTGAGTCTTCGGACACTATCGATAATATCAAAGCTAAGATTCAAGATAAGGAAGGTATTCCACCTGATCAACAACGTTTGATCTTTGCGGGGAAGCAACTCGAAGATGGTCGCACGTTAGGGGATTATAACATTCAAAAAGAGTCTACTTTACACCTCGTACTTCGTTTGCGAGGTGGATTAATCGCGTGCTAATTGATCAATCTCTTTTTCATACGTTTGAGACATGAGTATGGTTTTTAGATCTCGCGTGAACGTTATATTATTTTTTGGAACGTCTCCCCATAGACGTTCATTGGAAACGAAATCATTTATATTTTCATCGCTTAATAGCGGTTCCAATAACAACCAATTTGGTTCACTGTATTTAATTTTTTTACACCCTCTCGCGAATCTTCTACAATAAATATACCACGCCGCTATACTTTTGTAAATGTGTATGGGTTTCTTTCCCTGCTCTAGACATTTCTTTAACGATGGCACGACGAAGGTATGAAATTTTGTAAATCCATCCATACAAATTCTATCGAGACAATCTTTATTGTTTACACTTGAAAGACGTTCTTCTATTTTTTCTGCGTATTCGTGTATATCAAAAGGTAGATCTATATCTATAGATGGTATGATCTCTTCTTTTTGTAAGCGTTCGTAGTGTTGTCTATGACTCGGAAGGTTCATGATTTCATCGAACGTTTCACACCCCGACAATACACCGAGATAGGCGAGCGATGTATGTCCACCGTTAAGAATTCTAAGTTTGGTCTGTTCGTATGGTTCTAATTTTTCAGTTATTATAGCTCCAACTTGGGTCAAGTCTGGAAACTCCGATGCGAACTTATCTTCTATGACCCATTGTGTATATTCTTCTGTATGTACCGGGTTTTCACTGAGATGAGTACCCGGAAACACGTTTTCTATCTCGTCTTGTAATGCGCGTGTAGGTCTAGGTGTTATCCGATCTACCATACACGAAGGAAACTTGACGTTTTCTTTTATCCAGTCAGCGAGTTCGAACTGATTGGTTTGGTATAGATACGCTAGAAATTGGGCTTCTAGAGCAACGCCATTGTGAGTACTGTTATCACACGAAAGAATAGTTATAGGTGTTTTTCTATTACGAAGTCCACATGCCAAATATTCATAAAGGGGAGAACCAGGTGCGTAGCCACTTTCAGTAACCGTGACGGTTATAAGATGTACACTGGGTAATGTGAGCAAATGTTTAGCTATGGTTCTATTCTTTGTCCAATCTATATAATCGAGATGAGATCTAACTAATCTGTACGAAGAAGGTGTTTTTAGTATGTAATCATCAACTTCTCGAATTCCTTCATTTCTTAGACTGACAGCTACTATTCCCCATCGAAGGTCCCCGGTTCGTTCCATGTAATCATCTATGTATACGGCCTGGTGTGCTCTGTGGAAAGCTCCGTATCCTATATGAACTATACCCGTTTGACATAGTGATTTATTGTACGATGTTTTTAGCATTAAATTAATATAATATTTAAAAAAATAAGCGTATATAAACACAAATGGGTCTCCAGATCATAACAGGAAATATGTTTTCTGGTAAAACTTCCGAGTTGATAAGAAGACTGAAAAGATTGAAGGTCATAGGTAAAAATATTGTCGTCGTCAGTTCAGCTAAAGATACGAGATCCCCTGATGAAGTATTAAAAACCCATGATAATGTCAGTTTCAAATGTATAAAGGTTTATGACTTGTTTGATGTACTTCACATGGATGAATTCGACGAGGCTGATATAGTCGCGATAGATGAGGCTCAGTTCTTTCCACGTCTTAAAAAGTTTGTAGATTGTGCTATGTACGTGAATAAGGATTTGATACTCGCAGGTCTAGATGCCGATTCATTTCAAACGAAATTTGGTGAGATACTGGATTGTATTCCCATGGCGAGTGAAGTGACGAAACTTTCTGCACTTTGTATGCGATGTAAAGACGGAACACCCGGACCCTTTACAAAACGTATCGCAAATAATAAAGAAATAGAACTCGTAGGGGGTCGTGATATGTACATGGCTGTTTGTGATAAACACTTAAAATATTGAATGCTATCTATGGTGCGCTGAGATTTCGGGTGGTGGAAACCAAGAAATCGTCTCATCAACATCTGAATCTTCAACATTTTCGTTATCTGTGGCAGCCCATTCAGCATCGAGTTGGTTTAAAAAATCAGCCAAACCCGGATACGCGATTTCGTCAGCGGAATGCCACGTTGGGACATATGGGGGAGGACCTTCTGTACCCCAACTTCCATCCGTCATATGAGACAATGTCATAGGTTCGTTTTGATCTAACATAAATGATGGAGGACGTACTTTGTCTCTCAATTGTTGGATCGTGTCGCATATTTCCAGATAATCTCCTTCGGGGATATTATCTGAATTTTTATCAATCAAATCGATAAGTTTATGAAAGAGATCCATTTTATTATATTATTTTACAAATTCTAAGCTACTTAGGTTCATATTCGAAATTGACATCTTTTTTATATCTTTCTTCATTTCTTCAAATTCGTCGAATAGGTCATCTATATCCCGATTCGTATATTTGGCATTTTTAATTTTTTCATGAAGATCTAAAACCATTCTGAAAGTTTCATCATCAGCGCTACTTCTTGATAGGAAGGAAATCAATTTCTTACTCTTCCTATAAAGAATGCGTATATTTTCCAATTGTTCTGAATCTATTGGTTTTTTTACTTGAATGTATCTTTGTTCACCACAGTCATTTACTGCTTCAATTATTATATGTTTTTCGACTTCTTCTTCCTTTTTCATTTTAGTTGAAATCTTTAGAATGTCGTAAAGAGATTTTAGAAGATTTGTCATTTTTTCTGGGTGTAGGAGGGGGTGTGTTAGGTATTTCTTCTCGAAGTACTTCTTTCCAAATAACGCGCTGTACGTCTGGGCAGAGCGGTGCCGTGGCTAGACAAAACGATAGGGCTTGTTCGTGTGTGTAATAGCTCATTCCTTTTCTTTTTCTTCTTCACAAAATCTACTTAGGTTATTTTCGATGTGAATGAGTTCAAGTTGAACATCGAGATAAATTCGATACGGGGCATCCCAAAGAGCTGTACGAACCCATTTATAGAGATTGAATGCGTACTGCGGTCCCATGGATACGGTGGTATTGTATAGAGCCAGGAAAATGGTCATTATATTTTACTTACTAGGATTCTTTTTAAATTCATTCATAGTTCTTATAAAATCAGCTATCGTGATACAAGCTAAACTAGTGCAAAATGTTATAGCTTGCGGCCCCGTCATATATTCTTCTCATATTTTTAGTTCGCAAGTTCCTCGATCCTCTTGATATAACCAGTTTGGAGATATTCATCAATCTTAGAAGCGATGGATTTACCAATACCCCTGATCTTACCGGGACCTTCTGTGAGTTCCTGCCCACTCATAACCTCAAAATCGAGGTTGCTGATGATGTCCGCGGCATTTTTGTAAGCTTTGACTTTGTACTTATCCTGAGATCCATTGTCGCCATCTTCGAGATCAGCGAGAAGGTCGAGAGTCCACGCGATACTCTGATTAGTATCGGTGTTTTGAAGTTGTTCGAGTCGACGAATCGTGCCAGTCTTCAAAAACTCCATGGTTTTTGAGATGATGGATTTACCAAAACCCTTGAGTCCGGCGATTTGTTGAACATCACTGATAACAAAATCAAGTTCCTTGATGGTGCGAGCAGCCTTAGAGTAGGCTTCACATTTGTAGTCGTTGTACTCCAGAGATGCCAGAAGGTCAAAAGCATTGGCGAGATTTTGATTGTATGAAACGTAGTATTCATCTTCATCAGTCTCAGTTTCCATGTCTGACTCGTCGTCGTTTGAACACACGGACTCCTCGTAATCGGGATCTTGTTGTTCGAGGAACTCGTTGATCTTGGATGCGATAGACTTACCGATACCCTTGATATGAAGTAGATCTTCACCATCGATGATCTCATAATGAGTATCAGCCACAACCTCATAACCCTTCTTGTACGCGGCGGATTTGAAGTACTCTTCTTCACGACTGCACAGATTCATGAGGTGATCAACAAGTGGGATATTCTTGTGGTTGATGATAGTGAACTTCTTATCCGTGACTCGGGCGGTTTCATCGTACATCGAATTACTCTTGCTGCGGTACGTGTTGAGCTCTTCAAGGGCTTGGACGCGCTCGTTCTCAGATTTAGTGAGAAGTTCCTTGAGATTTTCAATCTTGGTGCGAGATTCCTCGTAAGAGTCAAAGTCGCCCATAACCGCGCGAATGTTTCGGTAGGTCTTGATGTCATCGGCGAGGCTGTTGTTGATGATCTTGAGTTCAGCGTTCTCCTTCTCAATCTTGAGGATGTAGTTGGATACAGAGGTAGACTTCATGGCAGGCATTTTGTTATGAAAAGTTCATGACAAATGTCGACTTAGGTGTTTAAAGAGATGATTTGTGAAAATTGTAGAAATGTTAGCTCTCGCAAATCCTATAGTGCCACGAATATCACAACTAAAATCAAAAAACAGGATTCAACTTCGTCGTCCCATCCGTCTCGTCAAAGTTCAAGCTGCTTTACCTGATTCAGACCTCGTAAATTACGCGGCGTTTCAACTTGCTTCATGGGTCATGCCCATGTCTATTGCAGGACGCCTGCTTAAGATGGAGTGGCCTGAGATTGGTGTTGGATTGGTTGCTCTCGGTGTGACCAAAACTCTCTTATCTGCTAGCGGAATCATACATTATTAGACGAACGCCACTTTTTACTTAAATCTGGAAAATATTCTTTCAGTAAATCGAAATATTCTTTCAAGTAAGTGAATTCTATCGTATCTTCATCACTCAAACCCTTTTTATCTGGGCTCAACCCCATTCGCATAGCTTCGAAACATGAGAATCTTTTATAAAAATTTTCGAAGACACGCGAGGATAGCAAACTTCTATCCTTTATTCGTAAGACGCGTAATTCTTCTTTTATTCGGTCAAGGTGTACCATTTACATATTATCAATTTTTTTAATTGCATCTTTACGTTTTTTTTCTGATATATATAGTAAATGAATAGTAATCAAGGTCCTATGATAATCGCACTTATTTGCCTCGTAGTCGGAGGAATTTTGATCCTCGGCTGGCAACAGGGTTGGTTCGGTGGTGAAGATAAAGATGAAGGTGGATCCAATGCCCCCGGACCCTCGCCGGAACCCGAAACTATTGTAATCGGTGGTGAGGAGGAACAAACTAGTGGTACCGAGGGTTATGTTATGATGGCTAACAAAAATGTACCACTCGAGGTTTCACCTTATAATTTATACGCGTATAACCCAAACTCAACATCGGATCCAAATAGGGGTGGTGCAGATATATTCAATGAGGATGATGGTACATGTCCAGACGGAACTCTCGATTGTCTATACTTCGAAAAAGTTACAAATGGTCGGGTTACAGATATAACAGACAAGGATGGTAACAAAATGGTCCAGCAATTCGTAGATGATTTTTATGATGGAAAACTTCCATTACTTGATCGGTTGTTCGAAGATAAACCCCAAATTCTCGAAACACTCAAGTTATCCGAAGATAACAAATTAATGGAACTGAAGGAATCCGTAGTTGAATCACTGAACGGGGAAGTAACGGAAGCTAATTCTTGGGTAAAGATTAAACCAGGTATAGATATGCCAGTTGGGCAGTATATTATAATAACAATGGCTTTATATAAAGTGACTGGAAAACCTAAACCAAATGTTGTAATTAATTTACCAGTTGTGGAACGGGGAGGACCTACAGATATAGAACAACCCGCTTAGTAGGTTTTTCAAGATAAAAGAAATTGATTACGATGAATTTAAAAAAACTAACAAATGGGCCATACGTCCGAAAAACAAGAATACCATTTACATATTATCAATTTTTTTAATTGCATCTTTACGTTTTTTGTAATTTTCACTCTGCTTTTCTAATTCTAAGAGTTCTTCAGTATTATCATTAATTTCATCTCTTTTCATATCTATAAGATTTAACACATGATTAATTATATTTTCGTTAAAATCCTGATCTATATTTTCATCATTAAAAATTACGTCATACCCCGAACTATGGATAAGATCCACCATGATGGGTTTACATTTTTTTTGAGGGTGACACACCTTTACCGTAAGATAATATGAATGTGTACATGGATCTATAAGAGCTGTCGAAGCCGCTAGACATTTGGGTATGATGAGAAACATTTTGTTGGACTTTTGTTTGATGGATTTTTTTGTGAAATGATTTGTCACGCGCTCGTCATCCCTGACGCGTGATACTAAACTTTCTTTATACAAGACGGGTTTTAACTTTATAACTTGTTCCTTTGGTTCCGTTTTGTTAACATCCATGGTTATACTATTCCCCATTATACCTATACCACAACCCTTCATGGTTGTAGCTATACTGGTCACAGTTATATCGAGTTCATATTTAGAAAAATTTACAAACGTAACTGTAGTTGGGTTAGAGTAACGTAATTTTGAACGCAATGTGCGTTTTAAAAGAGTACATGAACCTAAATCTGTTCTATAAGGTGTAGAGTAAATGCATGGAAACATGTTAGTGTATTTTCTTCTTGTCATTTTTGTACTCGTATTGTGATATTCTTTTAAAAATTCTTGCAGAACAGGATCAATAGGTTTATACCAAGGGGGTAATTTTACCGCATTATTATTTGAATATAGAAGATTCATTATAATTATATGAGAAATTTTGTTATTATTGAATTATATCTCGACCCGTGAAACATTTCACCTGTTCCTGATAACATCTATCATCGTGGTGATTCTTTTTACAAAAATCGACATTATTAATACAAGACTCATCTCCTAAAGTTCCGAATACATGATCAAAGAAGGGAAATATGATGTTAAAGTTATATTTTTCACCCTTTTGTGAGTGATGAATAGTGTGATATTTCCATAAGTAGTTATATATGGGACCAAGTGGAAAAAAACTCAATTTAGGTGGACCTTGTAATATAGTAACGTCATGCTCGTACGCATGAAATCTTGTATGCCAATTGTTCCATAGTAAATTATGTAATAATGCTACAAGTACTGAAACTAATAATGGTCGCGGGATGACAGGACGTATCAATACAAAAAATGATATAGCTAGACCTATACTGAGAGACCATGGAAAATATGCACTCCTATCGTCTGGTTTATTTTCTTTCATAGTCATGTCTATATTTATGAGTTTGTGATGGTCGTGGTGTGAGACGGCTGTCTTTTTTAAATAATTTCCTATAAATGGAAACTTACCAAGAAATTCGGGGTCTCCATGCATAATATGTTTATGTAAAAACCATTCATAAAATGAAATCATAATATAAATTAATATCACGTTATAAAAATGTTTCATTATTATATATCGAATGTTTTTTTTCGAGAGAAGAAAATTTATCGATTTCATTCATTTGAATGTAAATTCTCAAAGTTTTGCTTCAACTATAATTTTTTTACTATTTTTAATATTATTTCCTATACAAGTCGTGATAACATCTATAATTCTTATAACGCTGTACCAATATAAGTTATATAAATCTACAAATGAATACAAACGAACAGGATATACACCAGAGCCTGGTGATGTACTAATATTTTTCAATCATTTAAGCTATGATATACCTGATTGGATAGTTTGGGATTCTGTTATGAGTTTACATACTAATATACCAATTAGACACATTGCTACAATGATAGATGACGATCATTACATAGAACTAAAAACTGCAGACAATTCAAATTATGATAATATAACTAAAAAGAATATAGGAGGTAAACCACGTGTAGGTAATATTGATTATTTATATGAGGATTGGGCTCACGGTGAAGTAATGGTAATAAAAACAAATAGGAAAGTTGATACGGAGATGAAAGATAAAATTTTAAATGGGTGTATGAAAGATGGATATTGGAGTAATGGTGGGTGCTTGGGACATTTCAACAAAGTACAAAAAATTATAGACGAGTCTTGTCCATTTTTTTTATCTACAGAAGATATAGTTAAATACTACGATAATGCCAAAATTGGATACGTCAAAAATTAAACTAGCTGCGATTATTTCTATATGTAGATATGTATACGTGGAATATTTACATAATCACGTTTATGATTTAACTTTGGGTATTGTTGATGGATATGTTGTAATGACTGTACTTTTACACATTTTACAAATTCCTTGGTATCTTATACTTTTAGTATTAACTTCAAGGTTTGTGTATAGAAAACACTTCGGGGAAGATGTAGTAAAGGTTGGAAATCATGTGTATAACGTTATAGCCTTTTTCGTAATGACATTGGTAATATTTTCTCTTTCATATAATCGTTAAAGTTCTGAATAATATTAAAATATTGTATATAGATATCATAATAATGTTATCTAGATTCGCCATATCACGTCCTCGTATGAAAGTGTGTGCTAAGTCTAAGAAAGACTTTGTAGAACCAGCTGATGCTCCTGGAGAGGGAAGACGACGACCACCTTCTCCAGAAGATGAAATGCACCCCATCAAAAGATTTATCATGGACGTTTTCAAGATAAAAGAAATTAATTACGATGATTTTAAAAAAACTAACAAATGGGCCATACGTCCGAAAAACAAGAATAAAGAGTAAAAACAAATATAAGGAATAGAAAGATGTACATTAACGCACAATATTCCAAATACCCACAGCGTCTTAATGATGTACATAATATTCTCCAATCCCTAGATGGATATTTTCACAGTGTATCTCCGAAATCTTGTTTTACAGGACTCATAAGGGAGATTGAAGATTATCAAGATATGTTATACGTAATTGTTTGTAAGAAACATTACAATGCTCTTTCTGTGCATGAAAGGGATTATTTTCACGACAGAATTAGGACTATATGGAAACTGTTCCATGAAGAAATGTTCAAAATCATAGATGAAGATGACGACGTGTTGTATGTCAGCTGGGAAGATAGTCCTAGGTCTCGATAATATCGAGAATAAAGTCCTTGTTAAATTTTCCTATACGTATTTTACCATCGTTTATTAAAGTAGAAATTTGTTCCCCAATCTTTTCATTATCCTTCCATACCTGATCATTTTTCGAGTCGCTTGGAAGTTTCGGCATGAATGCCATGAATGCCACCATCTTTTCATGAATAGAAAGTTCCTTATCTTGCATAATTTGCTTCACGTTTCTGGGAATATTATCGACGTTCATTATATTCAACATAATTTTTAATTTTAACATTCCTAACGCGTATTAAAAGAAAGGTCATTATATAACGTACTATGAACATTGTATACCCCGTCCGTGTTTTTACTATGCGTAATGTAAAAGCACGAGCTGTATCTGATCCTGATCAGTTTGATGTTGAGATTAATTCATCTCGAGGATTTTCTACTCCTAACAAAACACGTCGAAAGTCCGTAGAAGTTCGTCGCATGAAGCGTGATAATACTATAATGTACGACCCCGATCAATATGATCCTGATGCTAATCAGAGATACTCACCTCCCATGGATGAAGCTTCTCAACTTATAGACAATTACCGTACCCCCGTAGATCTCGAATACGTATCTAGGGATGAAGTTATAGAAGCACAGAATCTCTGGGCAAAGTCGATTGTAGATATTTCTAATTGTTTCCTAGGAGGTGGTGATTATGTAAGTCTCGCGGGTGATTGTGCGGGTGAATTGTATGGTTATGATCATTCTAATGTTCTATTCAAACCGACTAAGGCTGTGGATCAGCAATTTCGCCCAACTGCAAATGATGCCATGTCTTATTTTGTCGGTCATGATGCGGTTGTCAGTGGGTACAAGGAAGATCAAGGGTTCGCTATAAACGCTAAAAAGGGGTTCAGTCGTGTCGTGTTTGATAATCATCAGATAGATTGCCATAACCAGGTAGCGATAGCTATGGGTACCTACGAATTTACATGCGCAACCACGGGTGAAATTTCGGAAGTAGAATACACGTTCGGGTATAAGCGCAACCCAGATGGAAAGGTGCGTATATGTCTTCATCATTCATCCATCCCTTACGAATCGGAGGATCACGTGAAACGGGTTGAAACGCCACACGTGAAGCCTGATATTGGGTTGATAAACGATCCAGCTCAATTCGATGATGAAGTTAACGGTCACAGGTATGGGATTTCTTCGAGTTGGTAAACTCTACTGCCTTTTTGGGAGTTTTACATATGGTATCACCACAATGATCCCTGTTTTGATAAATGGAATTTATTGATGTGGATATTTCGTCACACTTTTTTAAGGACCATCTTCCTAAGACAGGTTTGTCAGTTTTTAATATAAAATCTATAATTCGTCTCAACATATATTGTTTAATGTCTTGATGTTTAATTAACTTAATTTGATCAACTCTATCCCGTAATTTAAATCTGATATTACTGGATCGTTTCTATCAACCATTTATCTACACATACTTTTATTCTATATATATGGCTTAAAAGATATATTAGATAAATTTTCAATGGATAAGAAAGAACGGGGGCAGTTTTATACGGTTAACCATTCTTATATTATGGATGGTTTTGATAAACCTACTTCAAAAGTACTTGAACCATTCGCTGGAAAGGGTGATCTTTTAGATTGGGTAGGTCATACGAATTATGAAGCGTATGATATAGATCCAAAGAGAGATGATATATTGAAGAGAGATACACTCGAAAATCCACCATGTTATAAAGATACATTTATCATAACCAATCCTCCGTATCTCGCTAGGAATAAATGCAGTTCGAAAGGAATCTTTGATAAGTACAACACGAACGATCTTTACAAGTGTTTTATAAATTCGTTGATTGAACAAGAAGAAGGATGTTTGGGTGGAATATTTATTATTCCCGCGGGATTTTTTCTTTCACCTAGGGATGTAGATGTAAAGTGTAGACATGATTTTATGAGTAGGTATAAAATAACAAAGGTTAAATTTTTTGAAGAAACCGTATTTCCGGATACGCCTACGACGGTTGTTGCATTTTCATTCGTAAAATCTCCAAGACTTCTTGATTCTCAATCGATTAAATGGGTACAGAGACCGTCGGGTAAAAGTAAAATTTTTAAGATGGAGAAAAGTAATAAATGGATTATCGGTGGAGACATATATAACATTCAAACAAATCCTACCATAAAAATTTCACGTTTTGTAAAAAATAAGAAAGCTGAAAATATAACAAATCTTACGTTGTGTGCATTGGATAGTGGAACCATGGATGGAAGAATCCGATTAGAATATAAAAAGGATTTTGTGTATCAAGGAATTGATACGAGTAGAACGTATGCAACATTATGCATCAAAGGTATGATTCTATCCGAAGAAGATCAGATAAGGGTAGCTAAAGAATTTAACGAATTATTGGAAACTAGACGCGAACAATATTGGAGTTTATTTTTACCACAATACAGAGAAAGTAAGGAATATGCACGTAAACGGATTCCATTTGATTTGTCTTACAAAATAGTATCTAATCTATTATCAAGCCACTCGAAATAGTCATACAAGTCCCCAATATAGATATTTGGGTGTTTAAGATGACTAAACTTGGACATGTGCTTGGAACATGTATCACCATCTAAAATGTTGACAAAAATTACATTTTTATCAAATGTATCATTGTTTGTCAATTTTAACTGAGCCTTGACGAAGTCATACACACACTTGAGAGATCTCGTTTGTGAACCCCCATCTCCGACGATACACTTGAAATCATAATAAATCTTGAAGTTGTTAAAAATTTGTATTCCGTCGAAGTCTTCGGTCCAGTCGAAGCTACCGTTTTCGCCCCTGTACGGTTGGGGGTTACGTTCGAATGCGTTCGTTTCGGTATTTATACGCATATCACTTTTTTCGCAAGGATGCCTGGTTCCTTTTTCGATCATTATTCGTTGGTATTTCTCAGCTTTCATCGAATTACCACCTGAAATATTGTCTACGTCGAAAAACTCATGCCTCGATTGCTTGGTTAATTGAGAACCAGGTTTAACTTCAGAGGGACGAGATGGGCGAACTCGTTGACTGAGGAGATTTCTTTGGAGTTCGTTGAGAGGGATGTCATCCATGTCCGTGTACATTTTTCTTGAAAATATAATATTCTTTCACGACTTAGGTTTACTTTATCCGCAGACGATCATCTCAATTTAATTCATTCCTTTAAAATAGGATGATACTCACAGATCAGATAATTAGGTACCTCTCCAAAGATATCATGTTACCGACACGATGTTACGCAACTAAAAAGCAACTCGTGTCTGTAAGGGATTGTTGTGACTGTAAGATATTTTGTAAGAAACCACCGAAGGGTTCGGTACCTGCTTACGCGTTTAAAACTTCTAAAGTGAATCCTTATCCACCGACAAATTTCGTAAATTCGTCATACGCAGATAAAAAATTCTGAGAAATCGCCGTATTAGCACCTTGATTCGGGTGAAGAAGTTTAGTTTTTACAGCTTGTATATAAATCTTCCTACCTTGTTTAGCCATTTCGCGTTTATTTATATTATTTCTACGCGAAAGTGCAATCAGTTTATTCTTTACGTTTTTGGCGAGAGCCTCTGCTTGAGCCTTCTTGGCATTCGCCGCGGCTTTTTCAGCATTTGCTTGAGCCTTCTTGGCATTATCAGCAGCCTTCTTAGCAGCTTTGTTAGCGGCGTTAGTCTTATTACGAAGATTCGAAGTTTCACCCCTAGATGCAACCCGCGCAGCTCTCACCGCAGCAGCTTCAGCCGCCGAACTCGCAACGGCTGCCCGGCGAGCTGTATTCATCTCTTTTGCCGCCTTCTCTGCTTTTGCTTTTGCCCTCTTTTCAACGGCTTCGGCCCTTGACCGTCTCACAGCTTCGTTTCTTGCAAGATTATTTGCCTTTTTTGCATTGTTCACCAACCACGCGTTGGTCATTTCCACGTTCACCATAATACTATGTACTGACAAAAAAATAGACTACGCTTGTGAAGGTCACTTCCTCAAGTCAGCATCAGCCGTGTAATACGTCTTCCCCTTAGTGGCGAAACTATGTACCCTAGCATACCCCCACGCTTGTGGAGAGGCTCCCGGACGATGCCCGGTTCTCCACGCAGCGAGCCCCCTATTATAGATGGTCTTCGCAGTCTTTAGAGGAATCTTAGTAGCCTTAGAAATTTCAGGGAGGGATTTAGCTCCCGGATACATCTTCCTAAACTTTTGGGTGTAGGAGGAAGTCTTAGTTTTTTGTCCCGTATCTGTTCGGAACTTGGTGTAGTCTTTTTTGAGCATTTTAGTGTATCGCACTTCAACTTCTCTGAGTGTTTTGAGACCTCGGAAATATTTAAGTGGAGCGTAAATTTTTCCCTTAGTCCTTCGTAGTTCTCCAATTTTTTTAATAATTTGGGCATCACTGAGAGGCATATTACTTTTTCCCGAGATTTTTATCGTCGAGAATATAAATGGGACGAACATGTTCTCTGATGATAACCGATAGTACTAAACCTAAACATATCGATTTATTTTTTAATACTGTATGGAATTTTAACGAGCCTGTACGGATTGAATTAAACACGGCGTATTGTAATAATTTATCGTTAGGAAGGATTCTATCTATGAAGAAGGTTCTGGATCAACATAGACCAAACTCTAGAAAGTACATTGAATATAGTACGATTGTGGTTGGTTCTCAAATAGCGCGTCGTGTATTACAAGTGGGTCTTTTTTTAATAAGACCAGAAAGACCTGTATACATTAAAGTCGCGTGACGAGGGAGTACGATAATGCGAATGAGTAAAATATATACGACCAGCCGAATGGTTGAAGATACATGGTTGCGGAAGTTGAAATGAAAGGAATAATATATTTCCTCTTACTATTCTTTCCAATATAGACTCGTTTGAGAAATTCAGTTATCATGAATACGAGTACCGTATGGATGGATATTTGTTTTATGATATGTCCCATATATTTAGTTTACATTTTTAAATCGATTGTATCTAATTCTTCGCGACGTTTTTCGTCTATGTTAAACTTAAATACCGGTTTTGGCATATTATTATTTTTTCTGTTCAGAGTCATGACGATAATATAAATAGATAAAGGTATCTTTTCACCAACTCTCATAGATACAACTTTACCATTTTTACTCATAACTAAATCATTTTTTATAAAACCGTAAGTTGTATCGTCAGTCTTTATAGCTTCTTCATCTTTCACATGTTTACCAGCATATACATCATTCACAAATATATCAACTTTTTGTATAGATATAGTACCTGGTACATCTTTCTTTTTAACTTCTATATTACCATTTGTATCTTCAGTAAAAGATATAAGTTGAACATCTTCATTTATAAGAGGTTTTTTGAAATATAAAAAATATACAACCACCAAAATGACTAAAATTATCAGAACCCTGGTACGATTCATTACTATAGAAATATAAAATAAATTTCTACGTTTATTGTAAAATGGTTTCTAAAATCGATTTCACACTGATTGGCATCGCAGCCATGGCGGCGGCCATATACACGCCCATAGCTTCCATGGGTATCGATCGTTTCAATAAATGTGATTCTATCCAGGACAGCGAGTCTTACGCCAATAAGAAAATGTTTCTTTCCCAGACGCTCACTATCGCTTTGACGATCCCCGCTACATTTCTCGCGTACTATCTTTTCGATAAGATATCCGGTCCTTCTAAGAGTGGTATCCCCCTAATGGCCGTCGTCGCGGGTGTCACTGGTATAATCGCGAGTGTTTTCACTTACCAGCTTCAAAAAGCTGAGGAATGTAGCGAAGTTAAAGATGACGCTAAAACTTTCATCGCTCTAGGCATAACGGGTTCTGTCATGCTAACCGTCGGTGGTTTGATCATGCTGGGTATGAGGAATAAGCAACGTTTTTACCCGGTAGCACCTGCCGCCTCTGCTGAAGCTGTGATAGCAGCTAATAAGATAGATTAAACACGCGAAAGAGTTATATTAAATAAAAATATGTAAAAAATAGATGGAACTTTGTGAAGCCGCATATATAACGTGCATGTTAATAGTATACGTTATACGACGGACTGGTTCTATATCGTTTGAAGAAAAAGTTAAAATTCTTCAGTACATTTCGGATTTAGTTTTAAGTTTGGATACTAGTCGCTGTAGTATATACAATTGTGAAACCAAAAAGGCGCTTATGTATGCCACAGAATAATTTGCACCCTTCCTGGCTTGGTATATTAACCACAGGACGCTTGATATTATACCTATCAATATCGAGCTCATACTATAACTACCCACATCATCAGTTACATATACATCCTTAAGATGTACTAATATTTGACCTACACCTAAAGATATCGCCGATGTCGCCAAAAAATCATCTATCCGCATCTTTATTTATATAATAAAAATATTTTTATTCTATAAATGAACACTATCCCCGCATCCAAGCAAGCTGAGGCTCTCACAGAGCGCACTAAGCTTCTCATCAACAAGTATAAGAAGACTGGTATCAACAAGGAGAACCTCTGTGGTCTCGTCTCCACTCTCATGATGGAGGTTCAGAAGATCAAGAAGCTTTCTGGACCCGACAAGAAGGATCTCGTAATCAACCTTATTTACTCTGTCATCGAGGAGATCGATGAGGGTCCCGAGGACAGTGAGGTTGAAACTATTTTAAAGTCTATGGTCCCCGCCATGATTGATAGTTTTTCAGTCATGTTAAAGTTAAATAAGGCTTGTGGTTGTTTGTAAATAACAATGAAGTTTCCATCTCTGGAAACCATGATTATGTATGGAATATATACAGTAAAGGATTTGTTACTATATACAAACGATAGACTACAGAAAAGAAATATCGTACCACTGAACGAGTGTGTAAAATGCTCGTTTGTGTATAGTGGAAATGCGTGCCATAATTGTGTGGCTATTTAGGTTTAATTACTAAACCTAATACAGATTCTAGATTGTTTTGATCCCGTTTTAATGGTTTTTCTCGTTTTAATCTTAGTTGTTCGTTAGTACCCGAAGCGCTCTTTATTTCGTACATCTTTTTTGTGTTCGAAACAATGGGAACTATTACATCCTTTTCCGATTTTTCGTTTATGTCTAACTTATCCTCTACTTTATCTACAATAGAATTGGATCTAAATTCGTTTATATCGAGCGCCCCCCCGAACACTTTCAACGTTTGTCTTTTAGGCGCTGGTTTTATGTGACTGAGTTTTCCAAATTTCTTTTTACGCATGAGTATCATGTTAGAACACATGATACTTCCACGCGTGAGTCCGTATGTTTCCAGAGCATAGGTTTTCATACAACTCCACGAACAAAATTGTCCACATGTTGAAAATACATCACGACGATTGTCGTACCTGACGGGTAGTTTAAGTGTTTCACTTTCATACGGATGACAACACCACCAACACCACGTCATTATCTTTTTTCCAACTATTTTCTTTAAGTTTTTTTATAATTCTATATTATAATGGCGACATCAGCCTTAAGGGTTATCGTACCCACTATAATTGTGTTAATATTGATAGTCATCGGTTTCAATATTTACAGGGCACAGCAGAAACCCGAAGATCCAGAATCTCGAGAACGTTTAAGAGCTTATGGTGTAGTCGATGGTAGTGGTGTTCCCACGACTACCCCGGAAAAGGATTTGTCTGATATACACAAAAGAATAGAAGATCTTAAAGAAAGGATAGGTGAATATTCAGATTTTATAGATCCAGATATGTTTCTACAAATGTTAGAAAGTGAATGTTCTATACCACCATCTGCTGATGGTACGTGTGATCCAAATTTATTTACAACTGATGCCAAAGGATGCTGTGTCCCTATGACACCAGATACAGCTGACGATCCTACATATTCTGATATTGCCGATGATGAAAAGGTCGACGCGGACAGAAATTTATTATGTCTTCTAGGTTCGGCCGCTAAACAAGATGACGAAACGGGTGCGTTTACGTGTCCGGGTATTAACGAGAGATATGATTATGAACAAGAATGCTGTGTTCGTTCTTGCTTCGTTTATCCCGTAGATGGTATATGTGAAAATACAGCTTTCCCCAACCTTGAAAATGAATGCTGCGAAGCCAACGATACGTCGAAAGAACAAGCGGCGGCGGCGCAGCGAGAAGCTAAAAGAGAGATGATGATAGCAATGGGTGCAATGGTTTTGGGAGATATATTAATAACAGGTGTTTTACCTAAACTCGCAGAGACGCTCATAGCTTGGGATAAATCAAGAGCTGCACAAGCTGCACAAGCTGGTACCGATGCCGCGAATAAGGTCCCGAATGATGCTCGAGGACAACAGGGTACAGTAGATAAAGCAAAAGCGGACGCGGAAGCAAAAGTTAAAAATAAAAATACTAAAAATATTCGAGCGGTTGACAAATATATGAAAGGTGTAAAATCCGCGAAAAGTGCCTCAAGAAAGGGTGCGATGAGAGCAGCCATGTCTAAATCTATTGGGAAAGCGTCTGCTAAAATAGCTGCAAAGATGTCAGCTAAATTGGCTTTGAGATTGGCTAAGATGATTTCAAAATTGGGGTCCGGTGGTTTGGCATTGGGTATGTTAGCTTTCGATATAGTATCCGTTTTAACAGATTTGGGAGATGGTCAGAATTTGGGAACATATATAGATAATGAAATTATTTTACAAGGTAGAAATCGTATAGTTTTCGCGTTAGACAAGATTTTTGCGGAATATGGTGTAAAATATCCTATGATGTATCCTATAGATAAGGCGTTTTTCGAAGAGTGTAAGATCGCCGAATTGGCTACGACTAATTATGCTATTCGAGATGTAATATCTGGATGGTTGAATGCCGGCGTCATCTCCGCTGAAGGAAACAATTTGGATGAAGACGGTGTGAAGGCGTTAAATACATTTTGTAAGTTCATCATGATAGGTATAGCGGAATTTGACCCAGAAGTAAATGAAACTGGAAACGAGGTAGATCTATACGTTTTAACTGAATATGAGCAGGCAACTATAGATTATTACACTTATACTCAAATGAATAATTTTTCTACGAGATATAATGAATTTTATTTTAACACTCTTGTACAAGAGTTGGAAAATTCCCCCGATAAGAGTGGTGATATGATTAAATTTGTTAGACAAATGGAAGATGAAAATAATTTGGGTATTTCTCTTACTAGAAAAGGGTGTGATTATGTAAACAATTTATATAGACGTACATGGTGGAAGTTCAATGATATATTTAACCCGGTTCAAAAACCAGAAGGAGTTGAAGAAGATGATGTTTACATAGATCCATGGTGTGCAGCGTATGGAACTAAAGCATTTGAAGTTGATACACAATCTACAGAGCCGCAAGATGAAAATAATCCAAGATTAGTTTTCATAACGCAAAAGGATCTCAACGGTGTAGATTTAGATGAAGAAATTTCATGGCTGGCGCCCTTTGGTTCGTTAGTTGCTATGTGTGAAAGGCCGCGGACATTGTACGATTCTACAAACAGTCGTACATCTGTACGTCCATATGAGGAACACGATGTTCGTTTTGATATAGATACGGGAACTTGTACTTTTACCGAATCTTTATGCGACAGATATATCCAAGATTATAAAGAAGGGTCTGTACCCGACGCAGCCACGGGTGCTAATTATAATACGTGTAGTAAACGTGCTGGTTCGTCAGAACTTTCTTGGGTACTCGGTGATCAATATGCGGACCGGTGGTTGGAATCAAGTCAAGATTTTAATAATAAAGTTTCTGATTTCGTAGACGATCCGAGTGTAAAGGGAGCTGCGGAAGCTTTCTGGGCATCTACAACTGTATTACCAGAATTTGTAGGTGGAATTTTAAGTGATCAATGGGATCAAAATAGAGCTACCAGCCAAAACGACACAGAAGCGGTTTATAAAAGTGTTATAGATCCAACTGGTGCGTTTACTCATTTTAGAGAAGCATCTGCCGCACAATTAGCTGGAAAAGAGAAATGGTGTGAACAAGGCGATGAATGTAAACGATTCCATGTAAAACATAGTGGGGGTAATGTTCAAAATTGGTCAGTACGTGTAGCGGAGGAAGAGGGGGGTGAAGGGTTTATATATAATTCAGGTAGAGCGGTCCAAAATCAGGTAAAGGATAGTGAGGATCACGTATTCTATATTCCTGGACCACAAACAGATGAAGATGGAAATTTTAAACCGGCTGGTTATTTTATGGCAACTGCTACGGGTGATATCGAAGGGGAAGCCGCTGACTGGGTTCCGTTTGCGGGGGGTTCTAAATGTCCCCGTAAAATAGTTTTCACTTATTCAGAAATAAGTGAGGATAAACCTTTAGAAATATCATCATGGTCAGGGTGTATGGATGAGAGAGGAAAACAGGGTTGGCAAGATTTTCTATATGATTGGTATTCTGGAGGGTACGAATTTGCGAGTGATACGGCTGCTTGTTCGGAAGATTTAATTAATACATTGGCTTTACCATTCCTTCATAATGCGGTTTTTGAACCACTTGCCGGGGAACTAAACGATGTGTTCGGTAAAGATGGAGTTTTTGCTAATGGAGCGGAAGGGTTTGAGAAGGTAGTATACGATGGATTTTTGGAAGGTAGGGTTGATGCAGTCGTTGATTCGCAGTTTTATAAAGATGGTATAGGTGGTGCGAATAAAATAGGAGATGTTCTTCAAGGTAATCATGATGAAGATATTAAAAAGTTTTTTGAAGATGATCTTATAAATGCTCCAGAAAAAATAGGAGAATATCTTATAAATTTCGAACAACAGAAGCAGGATGCGGAAAAAGCCTTCAATACAGCACGGGATGTAGCGGATAATGCAATAGATTTCGCTCGAAATTTTGCAGGAACTAGTGAAAGTGATTTTAGATCTGTCACTAAACAATTCAAAATGGGTAAAAATCCATTAAGTGGTTTGTTTTGAAAAACTTTTTTTAGGTTTGTATTAAATTATTTTGTACATAAATAATAGATGAATCATAAACCATTGATTCTATTATTTATATTTTTCATAATTACATATTTACTGATTCGTAAGGAAAAGTATGAAAATGAAGAAGATATAGGTGAAGTAGAGGTTCCATCCGGTTTAAACATTTCAGATTTTTTACGAAAATTAGAGATAATGAAAGATGAGAAAAAGAAAAACGACGAGACATTGGATGCTCTTTATGATGTTAACAGCGATGCCAATCAAGATTCTCAGGAACAGGCGTCTGAAGCCATACAGGACGAAAATGAAACACAATACGCATTTTTGAAAGATTTTGTAGATGGTGCTCAGCAAACAGAACAAGAAATCAGGGATGATGCTAGAACCGAGGTTAACGCTCAACTTGAAGATATCGTGACGAATCAGGCTAGAGATTATTTTGCAGCAAAAGATACGGGTTTTGGTGATGTTCCAAAGAAGAAAGGTATAGTCAAGGTCGATAACAGTTCATTTGATTCACTCTCCGCGGGGTTAGCTGCCGCCACAGATATAACAACGTATGGAGGTACAAATGTATACGGTGACGGGTCTCAATTCTATACAGCGATTGTTCCTCGTTGTCATAAACGTCCTCAGTTGGTCTCACCGGCGGTGAATTCGGAACGTATGAATCAATTGATTAAATCGGAGTATTCTTGTTTAAACGAATGGGGTGCACCTGACAAGGTCGGTGAAGATGGTTTTGTGGTAGATAGTTTTGAGCATTGTGCCCGCTCCTGTTTGGCGACTGATAGGTGTTCGGGGTTTTCTGTTGTACCAGATAGTACTTTCCCAGAGGAAGGTTTTGGTTTAACGTGTAAAATGACCCACCACGAATTTGAAGATTCTAAAGAAGTGCCGGCATCTAAAAATGAACAAGTATTCGCGGTACACGAAAACGATTATCTAAAAAATCCATTATATATTCACATGTTTAGTGATCAGAAGAATCAAACGGTTGATGGATACTACACGAGTAGATTTGGCAGTGATAACCATGCAAGTGGATCTCAGTGTAAGTGGAGATCTTCATGTGGTTATTATCCCTATTGCGCCGTAGGTAAGGTGTTTCCGGATTATCAAAATGGTTCCGGTGCACTACCGGGATTTTACGGTTTCGGTGGACCAACATGTAAAGATGGTGTAAAGATTGACGACGTGCGCGGGGGGGCACCTGCCAAAATTTTCATACCACCTTCAAGTGGTGAAGATCCTGCTCCAGATCCACCACCTGAGTACGAGCCTTGCGACGGAAAATACTGTGGCGACACCTTGGTCCCAGCACCAGAGAAGAAGTGTCATCCCCTAGTGATCACCGACATCGACCCAGACGGGATCTGGGGTTGGACCTATCCAATCGAGATGGACGCGAGAGAGGATATATGTATAGGATTGAATGAAACTAGATGTAAAAACAAAGGGGCGAGTTATACGCTCAATGGTCCGATGTGTGAATGGAGCGCAATAAGAGACGACCGTACCTATTTGGCATGCCGAAACCACGATCGTTTTTGTGATCCTGTGAACAGACCGTGGTAAGACCGTGGATAACCCGTCGTTGGAAAAAAGTTTTTTTCAACTTTGAGAGGGTCTGAAGTGTGAATGGCGCTAACAATGAGTTTTAATAGAACCATCTTCATACATAATAGGAGGTGCTCCATTTCTCTCTCGTGCAGACAAAATAATAGTTCGAAGTGCCATATAAGATGTACACCAAACGAATGATAATCCGGATAAAAAAAGGATAATAATGTTCATCTTATATTGTACCTAAGTAAATCTTTTCTAGATAAAAAACACGATAAAAATGTTCGCTTTAAAGTGTCCCGTTGTTCATCATAGGTTCAATAAACCTAAGATTTCCAAGGTTTGTAGAAGTTATTATAACATTGATGACTCAAATAGCAAACCTCTTGAAAAAGTGAAAAAGCGTGATCTGTTTCATATATTAAGTTTTGAACACGAAGATGCACAATATGAAGGTATCTACGCCGTGTCTAAGTTCAATGTTGATGATCTTCCTATAAACAATATAGTGGCTTTCACAAATTTTGATGACGTCTTTCGATACAAAACACTTCTCGAAGCTGAGATGGATAAAAAACCATTTATTCAGTTTGCAACAAGATTTGAACTCGAATACATGTGTGATGTTGGAAACTATAAGTGTATAGTCATTAATGAAAATGTTCTGGTGACTCCACCTACAATGACTGAACGGCATACAGATTGGGAACGAAGAACCGCGCTTCTCGGTGGTAGATGGTCTGTCAGGGAAAAGGGTGATGACAACTCATTCGAATGGCCATAACCCCCCGCAAACCCCGCAAACCTAGTGATTGCTAGGCATGGCCGCGAACGTACACAAATATAGTAATGGCCGCGAACGTACACAAATATAGTCATG